AGTGCCGCGGGAAACCCGAATACTCCTGCCGGCACGTTGGTTGAGCTTGCCAAGGATAGCGATTGGGCTGTCCGCAGAAGTGCCGCGGGAAACCCGAACACACCTGGATATAAACCAATAGAAGATGAATTTATCGTATCCGAAACATACGTGGCAATCAAAGGAACAAACCACATCTGGTATAAACACAACTATCCCAATGTCGATCCATTCTATACTTGTGGGTGTTTTTGTGGTTCCCGTAAGATGTTGCTTTCACGTATTTATTCCATAGACCAAAGTGAGGATCCTGCTATAAGAATGAGGATATTGATGGCATTGGACAAAAAGTTCAAGGAGGTTTTTGGAAGATAAACTCGAAAACCACCAGTCTAGATAGCACGAGTATTCCCCGAGGCCGTTCGTCCACATGGAAGGATATTGCCATACGGTAAAGAAGCCGGTTCGATTCCGGCACGGCCTCCGCTATAGTTATACTTATTTGGTTAGGATTAGGTATTAGTTAAAACAACGCCCTTCCGGTCTGTGAGGATAGGACGGGCAAACGGTACTGTGGCGGAATTGGTAACGCGCCTGTTTGTTAACGGGTAGATTGCAGGTTCAAGCCCTGCCGGTACCACAAATTATAATCAAAAACATTTATGACAACAACAACAGACGAAGTTTCTCCAATGATTCAGAATAGTCATCAGTCTCCGTATGGCGCAGGTGCTGAAAAAGTTCATCCGGCGAACTCCATTGGCGCATGTCTCCAAATTGAAGAATTATCTTCCAAAGATGCGGGTTCTCCACAAACAGAGGAAACATCCGCGCGGCAATGGCTCTATAATGTAACCTTTGGTATTTCGGCTCTTGTAAAAGAGTTCCCCATCTATGTAGAATACCCGGATGGCTTGTTTCCGAAGCAAGCTCCACCCCCACGTCCATCCGTTCACCGAGATAGCTGTGGACTGAAGGGACATAACGCAGAAGATGTTCTTGGTTGCTCGTGGCAGAGTACAGAGCCAGATTTCGGAGATGGTACATGGATGACAGTTCACATACGCATTCCTCAAACCATATTAACCCGGATATGTCACCTGTCAACTCCCCGTCAATCAGGTGGTGGCAATACTCATGGGCAAACTGGAACATCCACTGACACCAGAAATTCCTCTCGCAACGAAGGTAGATATGGTGACATTCTCCCTCACGGCAGCACATAGGCATGTCTAAATCATGGTTGTACGATATAATACACGACTTGGAAGAATATGGATTTTTTTCCAATGCTTTCGAGAAGTTCTCATCAACAAGACGGAACAACCAAAATATAATCCCCTTGTCAAAGTTCCCAAAGGCAGGATTTGGCTCAAACACCATGTTCGGGCTAACAGGAATAAATGCTTCCATTAATGATAAAATTTAAAATTGGACAAACAAAAGTAGAAAATTAAATGGGCATATCCAACTTCATGATAGTTTAAAATTGGACACTTTACACTATTCAACAGGATATGCCCATTTTAAATCCATAAAATAATGCCATACTACATAAAAAGAAAGCTAAAGAAGAAAGAAAAGCCCTTGCCTTTATTCGACAAGGCGGGCATCAAGATAAAGAAGAAGCCGGATTTGGTAGCCAAACTCGATAAAGTTTTCAGCCGCTATATCCGGCTTCGTGATGCAATGCCAAACGGATATTTCCGTTGCATCTCGTGTGGTCAGATAAAGCCATACGAGCAGGCTGATTGTGGCCATTACATAAACAGGCAGCACATGATTACCCGGTTCAATGAAATGAACTGCAACGCCCAATGCCGTAAGTGCAATCGCTTCATGGAGGGTAACATGCAGGGATACCGTCAAGGACTTATTGCCAAATATGGCGAAAAGCACGTCCTTATACTGGAATCCATGAAGAATAAAATGCGCAAGTATGCTGATTTTGAATTAATCGAACTCACCAAGTATTACAAAGATTTGGGAGATAAACTAAGCAAGGAGAAAGGAATATGAAAGATTTAGGATATTTTAAAGGATAGAAATGTAATAGGAACGGATGTAATGGAATCATTGACGAGCATGAGAAAGAAGGAGAATGCACCTGCCACATTAATCCTCCTTGCTCCTATTGTACCACACAAACTTCATATTGCCCAAAGTGTGGCTGGAGTGCATCAGAAGAAGAATACGAATATCATCTGAATAGGAAACAAGAACCGTTTGTGTATAAGCATAAAACAGAGGAAGAACGCTTTAATGAACTTAAAGATGGTGAATTTGGCTATATCTATGTAGCAAGTGGTAGCTGCATTGTTTGCAGAATAAGAGGAAAGCATCCTAACATGAAGCCAAAAGAAATTTACGAGAGACTTCATTTACGTGAAAACCCTGAAATGCCAAGAATGAAAAAATTTACCGATACGGAATTTGAACTTACCTATTTCAACGATTAATATGTACAAGCTACGTGATTATCAACAGAAAGCCTCTGACGCGGCCGTTTCCTTCTTCAACAACAAGGCAAAGAAGAACAACGCCATCATGGTGCTGCCCACCGGCGCGGGAAAATCGCTTGTGATAGCCGACATAGCGGCAAGGCTCAACGGACATACGCTGGTGTTCCAGCCCTCGAAAGAGATTTTGGAGCAGAACTACCTGAAGCTATGTTCGTATGGAGTTCTTGATTGCTCTATCTATTCTGCATCGTTCGGCAGGAAGGAAATTTCACGAATAACATTCGCTACCATAGGCAGCGTGATTAATCATCCTGAACTTTTTCAGCACTTTCAGAATATAATCATAGATGAATGCCATTTGGTGAATCCCAAAGAAGGGATGTACAAATCATTCCTTTCGATTCTGAAATGCAAAGTACTTGGTTTGACCGCTACACCATATAGACTTTCTTCAAGCCGTGATTTCGGCTCTATGTTAAAGTTCATCACCCGTACACGTCCATGTATCTTTTCGGAAGTCATTTATCAGGTACAGATTTCTACTTTGCTCGATATGGGCTATCTGGCGAAACTGGACTACTACGCCATGAATCCTATCGGATGGAACGAACTCAACCTGAAAGTGAACACCACCGGCGCCGACTATACCGATAAATCGGTAATCAGAGAATATGAACGGATAGACTTTTACGGATTCTTGGTGAGCATTGTTCAACGTCTGCTTAATCCTAAGAGTGGAGTGAGGCGCAAAGGCATATTGGTATTCACCCGTTTCCTGAAAGAGGCCGAACGGCTCACATGGAGTATTCCGGGCACGGCCATCGTTTCTGGCGAAACACCGAAAAAAGAACGTGAAAGGGTTCTCGAAGCGTTCAAGGCCGGCGAAATACCTGTCGTGGCCAATGTGGGCGTATTGACCACCGGATTTGACTATCCAGAACTTGATACAATTGTTATGGCACGCCCCACAATGTCTTTGGCACTGTGGTATCAGATAGTCGGACGCGCCATCCGTCCCCATCCAAGTAAGAAAGCAGGTTGGATTGTTGATTTATGCGGAAACATTAAGCGTTTCGGGGAAGTCAAGGATTTGCGCCTCGTGGACGGCGGAAATGGAAAGTGGGCAGTATATTCCGGCAACAGGCAATTAACCAATGTGAGATTCTAAAGATATGAGGACAAGTTTTGTTTTTTATGATAGTTGGTGGGAGGCGATTCAGAATCTGCCGAGAGATGTTCAGGGAGACGTGCTCACAGCCATAATAGAGTATGGCTTAACAGGAGAAACTACTGGACAACTGAAGCCGATAGCGAAAGCCATGCTGGCTATGGCAAAGACACAAATAGATGTCAACAACCAACGGTTTGAGAATGGAAAAAAGGGAGGCAGGCCGAACCAAGGGGAAACCAAAGGCAAACCAAACAATAACCAAACGGAAACCAAAGAGAAACCAAAAGGTAACCAAACCGGAACCAAAGTCGAACCTAATGTAAATGATAATGTAAATGAGAATAATTATCCCCCCATAAGCCCCCCTAAAGGTGGGCAGGATTTAAATCAGGATGAAGATACACTTTCGGAAAGGGAGGCGGAATTGAATGCGCGAGAACAGGAATTACTAAAGCGAGAGGCGGCATTAAAGGCCAAAGAGGGCACAAAGCTACCGGACATAAGTTTTGTGTCGGATGATTTCAAGGACATATTTGAGACATGGCTAAAATACAAGCAGGAAAAACGTGAAAGCTACAAATCGAAAAAGTCCTTGCAAGCATGCTATAAAAAACTTCTCACGTTAAGTGGAAACGACCCTGATATAGCCCGTAATGTGGTTGAGCAGTCAATGGCCAACAACTGGTCAGGCTTATTTGGATTAACAGGAAACAATCATGGAACAGCAAATCGGAGCAATTATACAAGCAAGCAAGAAGCAAACGCCTATGCTCTTGAACGTTTGCAACAACATAAGCTTGACCTCGAAGCGGGCTTGGCTGACCAAGTGGAAAGGCCGTTCTGAGATAGTGTGTGCATTTTCCCCGATGCAATGGGGGTATACCGCAAGCAATCCAGAAAAGGCGTATATGGCAGATTGTCCCACACTGTTGCAGCTTGACGCGCTTTATGGGGGAGGTACTTCCGCCTATTGGGTAGACACACAGGTATCCGCCCTGTTCGGCTCTTCCAGCAGCCGTGAAAAGGGCGTTGTGGATGGTATAGGCATATTCTGCCAGTCGTTTTCATCCCAAATATCCGGATTCAAGATGTCCGAAGTCATGCTGTTCTTCGCACGCTACAAGGCAGGCCGGTACGATAACTCATACGGCGCATTTGATTCCCGGCGTATAGGTAACGCTTTCTTCAAGGAGTTTGTTCCTGAACGCAACAAGGAGCTTGATTTAATCAACCGAAACAAACTTGCTGAAGAAATCGAGCGCAGGAGATTTGTCCCGCCGAAAGGGCATACAAGCTTATCATTAGTGCAAGAACTTCGCCGACGTGCCGCCGATGGCGACAAAGAAGCCCTCAGACAACTCACTCCACCATGAAACTGACTATTTATTGGGTAACGAAAGACGAATCCATACGCGCCCGCATCAGGAAGCGTTTCGGCATCCCTTGGGGCATGACCGTCAACAAGGAAACGCAGGTCGAAATACGGGATGAGGATATGGAATTGCTCCGCGAGGTGGAACGGAGGGGATTCATACAAATCAGGTTCAAAAAATCGTTTTAACATGAACTATTCAGAAAACCAATGGACACCTGCGGAACTGGAGTTCCTTCAGGCGCATTACGGTACCATGCCGGTACGCGAGATTTCCGCATGGCTGTCCAAGCACACGTTGCAAGGGATATACAAAAAGGCAAACTCGATCGGTCTTAAACGCCGTACTCCCCCGCCAAAGAAAAGGAATCCAGCCAACCGGAAACCGGAGAAGGCCGTCAAGCGGGATGAAACGTTGCACGAACCACGGGAGAAAGAAAAGCCCAGTTACTATGGCCCCTATGACCCCTCTTGCCATTGCAACGAATGCGTGCATTATTCCGCAGGGGAGTACAAATGCCGCTGTTGGCACGTGAAAGGCCGCCACGGGGATTACAAGGAAGTCCGCCCGAAGGATGTCTCATGCCGCTATTTCATTCCCCTCACCGCATCCACCTCAAGCGGTGAAAGCTACTGACCACAAACAATTCAAACGAATGAAAGACATCGAACTATTCAACGACAACTTCCAAAACTGGAAGCGTTATCAAATTCCGAAGGCACAGCTAATCATCGCCGATGTGCCGTATAACCTCGCCGCGAACGCCTATGCAAGCAATCCTGCATGGTACGTGGACGGTGACAACAAGAACGGGGAAAGCGACAAGGCAGGGAAGTCGTTCTTCGACACCGACAAAGACTTTCGACCGGCAGAGTTCATGCACTTCTGTTCACAGTTCCTTGTGAAAGAACCGAAAGAAAAGGGAAAATCCCCCTGCATGATTATCTTTTGCGAGTTTGAAGACCAATTCCGCTACATAGAATTGGGACGGAGGTACGGACTTGGGAAATACATCAACCTTGTATTCAGGAAAGATTTTTCGGCACAGGTGTTGAAAGCCAACATGAAAATAGTTGGCAACTGCGAATACGGGCTTCTCCTATACCGTGACAAGCTTCCCAAATTCAACAATGACGGACGCATGATCTTCAACTGTTTTGATTGGGCACGTGACAATGACACGCCCAAAATCCATCCCACGCAGAAACCCGTCCCCCTTTTGCGCCGCCTCATAGAGATATTTACCGACCGTGGTGATGTGGTGATAGACCCTTGCGCCGGGAGCGGGAGCACGCTACTTGCTGCAGCAGAGTGCGGTCGCAAGGCTTACGGCTTTGAAATCAAGAAGGACTTCTACAACAAGGCAAACAGGTATGTATTATCCAGAATCCAAAAAACATTGTTTTGACATGCAACAAGGAACAGACAACTTAAATACACTGACCAACATCGTGTACGTACTGACCGATGTGTTGGAAACCAACCTCATGGATATGCAGGAAGCATTCAAGAAGCAAGGTTGCGCCCTGCGTCACGATGTGAAACGTAATTATAACACCGCCATTCATGCCATCAGGTGCATAAAACGGGATATTGCCCATTTGGAATCTTCAACCCAGGAAAATTTCGGGCATGATGCCGACATTACGAATGCACTCCTTCTTACGCTGATAGACAGGTGCGGTGACGATGATGAGCTTGCATTCAGATTCTACAACTACATCAAGTCCTTTCCCTCTAAACTTGGGCTTAGGCTTGAAGTGGACGATGCTTTTGATTTTTTAGACGAAAAACAGAAATAGTGATGGAAAAGAAAAAGCAATATAAAGCCATCATCAATCTGATTAAGATTAAGTTTGGAATCGATGGATAGGCACTTGACACACGGCAGCTTGTTCCGCAAGTAGCCTATGAGATATTTAAAGCAATAGAATTGTCCTGGGCGAAGTGAGACTGAAAAACGGCGATGTATATGTACAAAAAGAACTGTTTGAATTATGAATTTAGATAAAAAGATAGACTATTCCATAGCCTTGTTGCGCAAGGCTGAATCCATGGCCTTGCGTTTAGACCCCGAAAATGGGTTCTATTTGGCTTTCTCCGGTGGAAAGGATAGTCAAGCCCTTTACCACATCGCGCAAATGGCCGGTGTGAAGTTTAAAGCACACATGAATCTGACCAGCGTTGACCCTCCGGAGGTCATACGTTTCGTCAGGCGGCAATATCCGGACGTGGAGCTTATCAAACCAAAGATGAGTATTTACGAAATGGCAAAAAAGAAACATATATTGCCCACAAGGACTTTACGTTGGTGTTGTGCCGAATATAAGGAGCTTTCAGGTTCCGGAAAAGTAACCCTGATAGGCATACGCAAGCAGGAAAGCGAAAGGAGGGCCAAACGGAATGAAGTCGAACTGGCCGGCCATAAGTTCAGCGGCACATTCGACCAGTGGGAAGAACACGAAGAAACAATGGTAACTTGTGTAGGAGGAAGGGACAAGATATTAGTTTCACCCATCATCTACTGGACGGAGCGTGATGTGTGGCAGTTCTTAAATGATGTAGTAAAAGTACCGCATTGCAAACTATATGATGAAGGCTACAAGCGTATTGGCTGTATTCTTTGCCCGATGTCAAACTACAAACAAAAGGTAAAAGACATGCAACGTTTCCCGCACGCTAAAAGGAATTGGGTTAAGGTTATCCAGTGGTTGATTGATAATGGTTATATTAATAATCATAACATTTCCGATGCCGAGTTCAGGTTTAAATGGTGGATAAGCGGCAAGGGCTTTGACAAGTTCTATGCCGATGAAGTATTACAACAGAAAATTGATTTTGATTTATGAAAAGAGAAGATATTGAAAAAGCGGGGGCAATATATACCGCCCAAGCAGATGACAGCGATTATGCAGAAGTTAGAGACGTAAAACGTGCTTTTGCTGATGGTGCCAACTGGTACATCAACTCCGTGTGGCACGACGCAAGCGAACGACCCAAAGACAGGAACGCCCAATGCCTCGTAGAGGTAAAATCAGGAGGTAGTAGTTTTTTTCTCCTCAGTCAATTTTATCACAGTGGCGGATTCTCATTTATGTACGGAATAAGTGACATACAACCGAAGCGTTGGGCATACATCGAAGATTTAATACCAAACAAGGAGTAAGTAAAATAGGGATGCCTGCAACATCCCTACGAATAACGGCATGCGTTACTTTCCGCTTACCAAGAACGTGAAGTACTTAGCCCGTTTTGGATAAATACGACGGCCGTTCCTAATGATATAGCGACAAAATATACGTATCATGCCACTTTCATCTTGCATTTGACTTTTCACACTTAACACCTCCTTTCCGCTTTGCCTGCCAACCTGCAAAATCAGCAGGCATTCATTAGCCGCGCCCTGTCAAGCGCGACTAAAAAAGCCCAAAGTTGCAGGCTTCGGGCTTTGTCTTTTTCCCTATGGGATAGGACGGGTGGCGAATGACAGTTCGCCGGATTGGAGGTGTTAGTGCTCCAAGTCAAATGCATTGCAAAGGTAAATAGATATGGCATGTGTTGTTTATGCAGTTAACAACAAACAACATAATTTAATTGGTAACGTTAAAACTGCGATTAAAACATGATTGTATATACGGAGGAATAACAAATGTTAGACATATTGGAATTTATATTTCAGGACTTTTTTCATTGGCTCGGTACGGTAATACTCATTATTTGTATTCCCTTTCCATTTAGCCATAGTAGTTTCATTAATATTAGTAATAAAAAAAGGAGGATTGACCCATGAACTTGAACGAACTGAAAGACCGTGCCTACAAAACCGCCTGCGAACACGGCTGGCACGAAGAAGAATACAGTAACGAACACTTTTTATGCTTGGTCATATCCGAGCTGATGGAAGCCGTGGAAGCTGACAGGAAAAGAATGCACGCATTCAGGACACCATTTGAAGATTTTATATGTCGTTTCACAAAAGAGCCGGAGCATGCTTACAAGGTCGCTTTTGACGAATACATCAAAGATTCCGTGGAGGACGAACTTGCCGATGCCGTGATACGCCTGCTCGACCTTGCCGGGCTTAAAGGTATAGATTTGGAAAACTTCAATTACGAAGAAAGCCACATATCCGATTATTCAGGATTATCATTTACCGAAGCCATGTTCGGCATCACCAAGGAAATCACGAACGGTTTTACGGAAGACGATATATTGGAAGAGAAGATACATTCTGTCTTGAATGAAATCTTCTCTTTCTGCGAGGATATGGAAATAGACATTGAGTGGCAAATCGAACAGAAAATGAAGTATAACGAACTCCGTCCGTATAAACACGGGAACAAAAAGTATTGAGTATGAAAAAGATAATGTTTAATGATAAATACGGCTTGACACAAGCTGTATTGGAAGGAAGAAAGACGCAGACAAGAAGAATTATATCTAAGGAATTTTTCTCATTAGTTTGGGATGAGAGGGAAGATACTTTAGTGTACGAAAACAGCGATGGGGATTTTATTGATATACGAAAATCCAAGTATTGCCATTATAAGGAGGGGAAAATCGTTGCCATTGCACGAAGCTATAAAGACATGTCTTATGGAGCTTTATGGGACGATTGTCTGGAGTTTGAAGGTGTTGAACCAACAAAACTTGCAGGTTGGAACAACAAGATGTTTGTCAGGGCAGATTATATGCTTCACCGCATCCGCATCAACAAAGTAAGAATACAGCGGTTGCAGGAAATATCTGATAATGATTGCATCAAAGAGGGTATATTTGAGGATTCAGGAGATGATAAATTTCCACCGTCCATATTCTATGATTTTGAAGGAAATAAAGATGATGGATTTGATACACCCCGTGAAGCCTACGCTGCTTTGATAGACAAGATAAGCGGCAAAGGCACATGGGAAAGCAATCCTTATGTGTGGGTATATGAGTTTGAATTAGTAAAATGGGTATGAAAGCAAGAATAAAATCAAACGGGCATATAGTGAATGTCCACGAAACGGGAGAGCGCGTGATTAGTAAAAACGGTATCGAACGAACATATATAAGCGATGATTGCAGTGGAATTTACTATACCCAGTCGGAACTTGAATTTTTGCAAACCAATGACGAAGACACCATCGACAGGAATCAAGTCCGCATACGGGCGGCCATAGCGGCAATGCAAGGAATACTAAGCGATGAAGATGAAGTTGGTTATGCTTGTTCCGAAGCAATATTTGAAGAGAACGAAAAACATACAATACCTAAAGCTGTTGCTCGATTTGTGGTTGCTTGTGCTGACGATTTAGTTGAGGAACTTAAAAAAAGTAAATAAAGATTGATTATGGAACGTGAGATTAAATTCAGAGGGAAAGACTTTGAAACAGGACAATGGATAGAAGGCTCTTTAACAACATATCCGAAATACTACCCAACTATAACACTCGTTGAAGATGCTGAACCTATTCCCAAAAAGACGACTTGTGTAGTTCTTCCTGAAACAGTAGGACAGTTCACCGGATTATGTGACAAGAACGGGAAAGAGATTTACGAGGGGGATATAGTCAAAACAAAAGAATATGGGATTGATATTCCTAATGGAGTTTTTTGTTACAATGTTGCTGGTTGCGACAATTTTTCAGTAGATTATATTGATGGTGGGTTTCGTTTGTTAAACAATCAACGTTACTTTTTATTGTGTAAAGGTAATCACCTTGAAGTGATAGGTAATATATATGATAATCCGGAACTGATGAAAAGATGTTGCGATAATGATAAATAATAGCAATCATGCCATGAATAAATTAGAGCATATCGCCACCATTGACTTCTGCTATTGGCGGCTTGGAAAACTCAACAAACAGCTTTCCAAGCATAAATCAAACATAGAAATGTTGGTTGACAAAGCCTGTGGCTACAATGAAGTGGGAGAAGTGAAGAATGAAGCAATAACCCTTTTGGAACAGATTATCGAAAGCAAGAAAGCTATCGGTGCGGATTATTCCGGTGATAGCAAATTCTTAGTTGAATTGAAAAGTAAAGAACTATATGAGTAAGAAGAAAGCATACATCAGCCTGCCTATCACAGGGTGCGACATCGAAGAGGTGGAAGCCACTTGCATATTCGTTTCAGCCGTACTGGAAGATAAAGGGTATATCCCTGTATCTCCGCTTGACGTGTCGCCCGACCCTGATTCCACCTACGCGGAACACATGGGACGTGACATACAAGCCCTGCTGGAGTGCGATGCCGTGTACTTCTGCAAAGGCTGGCAATACAGCAAAGGGTGTATGTTGGAGTACGAAGCCGCAAGGATTTATGGGAAGCAGATGATGTTTGAAGGCTATGATTTATAATTTTTTGAATGCAAATCAGTTTGTTCATGGGAAAAGCAAGAATACCCTACAAAACCAGCCGGGACTATCCCCGGCTTAAACAACTCCTTGATGAAGGAAAGGAAATCGTATGCTTCTATTTGGAAAGCAAAGAATGTGCGCTCGCGAAAAAGCAAACATTCTGTGACGGTCAGAACTTCGGCTACAATTTTGGGTGTTTCCACATCTTCGACCATGATTTAGAGGAAGCTACATTCGAGCAACTTTGTGAACTCTACGATGTCGAATTTATTGAACCGGACAAATAAAGGAATATATGAAACTTGAAAGAAATGAATACCTCTGGTACAAAGCCAGTCTTGCAGCCCTTGGTAACGAATATCTTACCAAAAATTGGGAAGTGAAACTCTATGCCACCTCACTCTACAATGCAATGCTGTGGGGACGGGAGACAAATGGAAAATAAAAAAGGGAGCCAGCCCGCACGACCAAGCCACCCCCCAACGATTATTTAGGTACAAATATACGGATTTCTAATTAAATAATCGTGTCATGGAACTGGATTTTGATAAAATCAAACGCATTAGGAAAATCAGAAGCGTAAAATCGGATTTGTCCAAAGAAGAAAACATCTTAATAAAACCGATACTATCAGACAAGAAGCTTATCCCCCTAATTTATAAAACGTTCACCAATATCATTTGCAAAAAGTCCGATGAAGGCATAAGTACAGTAATGCAACGGAAAAAGTTCATCTTCATTATATTATATCTTTACTCTCCATCCTCTTTGGCAGGCGATAAGATGGCTTCCGGGTTGCGTAACGAATTATCCAAAGTGTTAGGCATTCAGGCTAAAAGCACAATTTCTAATAATTGTGCGAATTTGGTATTCCTTTATCAGAACTATATTGACTTCCGTAATGATGTGGAGTTCATCTACAATAAGATTCTGTCATGGTTGAAAATTTATGGATTGATAAAATGAACAATAGTATTGGTCCTCATAAATTCCAATACAGTACCGACAGCAACCGGCAATAATCCATATACGGAATATTGTCGGTTCTGTCAATCAGCTCATCAATGTATTCCCTTCCTCGCATCACGTTCAAGTTTTCTTCGCATCCCCCGGCTCACACCATGACGGGCAGCAATTTCATTCAATATTCTCTTCTCATCCGCAGAAAGCATACTATATACTTCCTCCCGGCTCTTGCCGCCGAACACGGCTTTTAATACCTTCATTACTTCCATTCGCTCCATATATACTTATCATCTTCTTACCAGTTCCTTCCGGCAATGCCCGCAAAGGAATCTCTTCGCCACCGGAAACATTTTCTGGCCCACATACCCGCTAAGGTACTGCGCCTCCTCCCCAAACGGGTCAATCCCGAACGCCTGTGAGATATGTCGGCACAAATGCCCCTTCTCATGGTCCCATGAGTTCTGGAACTGATCGGGGGTGGACGTAAGCGAAATCACCATCAACGTCTCTCGCCCGTAAAAGTCAGAATACGTAAGCCCCGTGTCCGGATTACCCTCAGAAAGGCTCCGGGCAGCCCTTTCAAGCTGTTCACCCCGGCATCCTATCCTTTTCAACTCATGAAGAATCTCATACTTCCAGTACGTCGTCACGGCATAGTAAACCCGAACCTTCCAGTCATATTCCGGTATGTAGAAATCCTGCACTATCATAACATATCCGACCACATAATCGGTGTACCGCTTCCGATGCAATCCGCGTAAAACCTCGTGAAAGGCAACCCCTCATATCCGTCCGGATCATCAATATAATCCTTGACGAACAACGCAAGATGTGATTCGTCGGCAATCGAGCTCTTGTAATAATCCGCCTTCGCCATGTTGGCCACGTACACGCAGTCGTATCCGGCATCCTTCTCCAACTTGATACCGTATTTCTTCAAAAGCTCCTCGACTTCATCCTTCTTCATTGCCTCCAGCTTACGTGTCTTACCTGTAGATGCGGCAGATGAAGAATCATCCGACACCCTCATTTTCGATACGGCCCACTCGCACATCTTTTTTGAGAAATGCCACCCGTACTGTGAAAGATACTCTTTCATTCCCGACGGAAGCCTGTCGTATGTATCCAATCTTTGTCCCATAACCCATTTATGATTTAGTGAAAGAGGGGCATTCCACCCCTCCCATGTTAATAAAACTCCCCGTTGGCACGTCTGCGCCGACGTTCGCCCATCTCATCCATTCGGGGATACTCCGGAAAGTAGCCCGGCATACGGCGTTCTCCCATGTCGGAATAACTTCCTCCACCGTTGTAACCGCCTTCACCACGGAACCCCATTCCTCCGTGCATCTCTCTCATGGCCTTTTCATAACCATGCCGGCAACCTTCCCTGTAAGCCTCCTCCAGTTCACTGCCGCCTCTCATTCCGAAGCCGCGTCCGTAATCGTCACGCCCTTCTTCCAAAATACTCCACATTCCCATAATTATTTCTTGGTTTTAGATGTTTCAGCATTCAGGCCAAACTGTTCCATAAGCTGCCGGTTCAATGCCATAAGGTCGGACATGTTCTTGCTCATGTCGGCCATCTGGCTTTTCAAGCTTGAAATCTCCTGTTCCTGCCTTTGTTTCTCCGCAAATTCAGGGTTGAGCATGGTCAGCATCTCATCGCATGCGGTTATCACATTAAGATGGTAATCCCGGCTGTTGACAATCTCGCTGCTCTTCTGTTTTATCATCGAGATTTCATTGTTCATCGCATCCCGCGAACATGAGACCACGATATTCCCGTTCTGTCCGAAGTCCGCGATGTCACCGCCTGCCGGAAGGTTCTGGAACGTTGTATTCTGCCCGTTGATGCTGGCCACCACGTCCACCACCATTTCTATCTGCGGTGACGGGAAAGGCTGTGTCATGGGATATTTGGGCTTGGGAGCCGACACGCTCACCACCGAACCTATCTCCACATAATGCTTGGCTTCCTTATGAAGGATGAATAACTGATTGTTTGCCCTTAAATTCTGAAACATGATTGTTGTTTTTTAAATAGGGACACCGCAACCTGCGATGCCCCGGTTAATTACTTGTTCACTCCAGCCGGAGCCGTTCTCACGTTTGCCTGTGCCGCCGTGGCGGTCGTAGGCCTGTATCCTCCATTGACAAGGAACAACTCATTCGTGTACTTGTTATAATGGATTTCATAAATGCCCGTTCCCGCAAGGTTGGCCACCGTCACCGGCTCATTGTTATAAGCCATAAGCGGACGGGTGTCACCGTTTGTCCCTATCAGTATGGGGAGCGTGCCCGTCGTACCGGCCGGTATCGCCTGACGGAGGTTGATGTAGAACCCGCCCACATAGTCCCTATTACGGAACGCATGGTTGGGAAGCTCCAGCGTCACATTCTCCGTGCCCACCGTGACCGCCACCGTCGGGAGGGTGTTGAAATTCACCCTGCCCAGTGACGGGAACGGAAAGGGAAGTCCTGTAAAAAAGTTAGGCCACATAGCTACCTCCTTTCTTACCGGAATTAACCCCAGTAGTTGTTACCACATCCATAACCGCTACGGCCATAAGCCACATCTCCGGCGTATGCACCGAAAGCTGCCGCACGGAAAGTTTCCGGGTTATATACCTGCAACTGCGGGTACGGTACCGCTACTGTGGGAGGCATCTTACACTTGATACCATCCACATCCCCCTGCAAAGCCTGCAAGCCTGCCGCCAAAGGCGCAATCTGCTGTCCTACGGCATTCAGGATGGTAGCGTTCTGGTTACGTTGCGAAATCTCACCCTTCAATGTGGCAATCTCCGCATCCTTGGCTGCCAAAGCCTCTTGCTGACGACGCGCCTCTGCCGCATCCATTTTGGCGACAAGCGTATTAAAACCGTCACGGTAAGCATCAGCCAAAGAGCGAGTGTTACCCTCCATAGTACGGGTGAGCGTATTCATGCTTTCGCAATTTGCCAAACGGTTCTCATATCCCTGACGTTCAATAGCTGTCTGCGTCTTGCAGCAGCAGTCGGCAATCTGAGTGAGAATGGCTTGGTTTCCGCTCTGGAAGGCGTTGATGATTTGCTGCGTGGACATGCCCACCTGGTTCCCTACACCCTGAATCAAGCCTTGGATGTTGCACAAAGCCGTCTGCAACTGTTGTGTAGAACAGTTCAAAGAAGAAGCGAGCTGGTTAATGGCATTGCCGTTACCCTGAATGGCGCTCATCAGGTATTCACGACCCACATCACCGTTCAATTCAGCCGGTAATCCTCCTCCGTTACGTCCTCCGAAACCGAATCCGTTACCGCCCCAGCAGAACCAAAGCAGGATAATCCAGATAAACCACCATGAGCCTCCCCATTGGTCCTGGTTGTTGCGTCCCTGAGAAAGGAGTGCCATCAGGTTAGGATCCACTCCCTTGCCACCCATCAGGTTAGGAAGCATGGCCATGATGTCAAACTTGTTGCCCCCACCGCTCGAAGGCTCCTGATTAAAAACATAAGTTCTCTCCATAATGTATTTTTAATTAATAGTTACAAGGTCAGGCATATCCTGACCCTGCAAAACTACAAATACATTATGTCACTCAAAATCAATTCTTTCCCAACTCATTCCCGATTCTTTCCCGATATATTCCCATCATTTTCCCACACCTCACACGTGAAGAAAAATTAGACAGCATATAGTTTACCGCCCGTTTCGTCTTGCCGACCAATGATGCAATCTGGGAAGGGTAGAAGCCCTCCTTAAAAAGGAAATACACAAGCAAGTAACGCGCATCGACGACCTCCGCCTCCTTGCTTCCCGACAATATGACTTTGGGTGCGATTTCCGTTTCCCTGCTGACAACCTGAATAATCTCATTAAAAATATCTGCCTTACACATACAATATTCAATTTTTATTCATACCTTTGTCAAACCACATGACAAGGCGTTTATATACAACAATAGCTCGCGATGAAGACATAAAGCCCTCAACGCGCGAGCTATTTTCGCGTCTTGTCATGTGGTAATGCAAGGAACGTTGGGGGCTTTTTTTATACTCCCGTCCCCGAAGGAGCAAACGTTACTTTTTCAGCCTATACACAAACCTTCCGAATCCGATAAGGATACAAACAACCACAGCCAGAAGCGCAAAGCCTCCGTAATGCAGCTTGGTTTCCTCCCACCACGAAAGCTTACGTTCTGCTACCTTTTCCAACGACAAACCTTCCACCTTTTCCGTCAACGAATCAATCCGGTGTGAAAGCTTCAGATAGTCTGCCATAGTTTTCTCTTCCAATTCCGTAATCTCCCGGTCTCGCCGGTCAATGCTCGTGCGGCTCTCACGTTCCTTATGCTGCCTCCCGCAAGAATCCGGTTCCGACCATACCACAGTCCGCTTCTCCACCTTCAAGTCCGAAAAACGCTCCATCGTCTGCCGGACGACACGCGACAACTCCATACGCAGACTGTCCACCGTATCCTCAAAAGAAGAACTGTGTCCCGTATAATCTGCCGCACGTTCCGTTTCCAAATGCTTTGAACCGGCACATCCGCACAACATGAACACCACTAAGGCTATCATTATCAATAATGACGGTACCATAAATAGGCACGACCGAATCAATTCAAAAAACTTCTTCATCTCTCCATTCCTTTTGCGGCAACGAAAAATCGGCAACCCCGACTTGTTTGTGTGGGATTGCCGATTTTTATTCAATCTTTATAAAAAATCAAAACGTATCTACATACGTCAAGAAACTATCTACATCATCAAATTCCTTAATGTCTGAATTTTCATTTCGCCTTACTCGTTTCTGCTGACGGCTTGATTTTACAATCTCAAGCATATTATTTACAGCTCCGATAGCATTCGAAATTTTCGTTCCGGAATACTCATTTATGATATTATATAACTCATCTGCAAAAGAACGTGATAAAAATTCTATTCCACGCAGATTAATAATATTCACAGAACCAAGGAGCATCTTATCCCTTATACGTTCCGCATTTGAGCGAGAACGTACTTCTGTACCTAAAATGTCAAATACATTAATTACATTTTCCATAATTCTCACTTTTAATAAATAATATACTTATAATAATTAAAATCGGAAGGAACGGTCAAAGGAATCCGTATCAATAACACTGTTCCATCCCAAGAAATATATTCTGGAAGCTTTATGTATTGTATTCCATCCTTATTGTGACGATGAAATGCACCACCGGACAGCATAAAGAAAGAACCTCCAAGACCATCTACAATCATGCGCTTCGTGGTGGATAAGCCAAACCCCCTGTTTTCCGCATTCGGAAGGTCTTTTGTGGAAAAACCCTCATTGGCAATTCTTAAAGCTTCCGCTTCATTACCTGATATTTTTTCCAAATATTTTTTCGCCCGAAGATAACTTCCATACACCGTAACACCTGCATCAGCAATACATATATTAAGTGCATCACCCTTCCTCTGAGAATATAGATAACCAAACTCACTTTCCGAATGCTCACTTATATTACATATCAACTCACTCAACATATAAGAAATAGCCGACTTTAGCGATGAATCAAGTTTGTTCTGTTTTTCTATCGTTGCCTGCACCAAAGATTGCATTCTGTCTATATTCTTATTTTTTAGAGAAAAACGACATATCGGTATATACGACTTTCCCGAATAAGATTGAAGTGACTTCTGCAAATCCGAATCATCCTTTATGTCAAGAAAAGTATGAAAATATATAGAATCCAAATATGAACTTAAATAAGATGGCATATTCCGACATTCTATGTTCTTCCCACACAAACTTTTATAAATAGCAAATGGAGCAAGGAAAAAGGGGTGAAAAAAAGTTGTGTCACTGAAATCCCATACTACGTCATCATGAGACAATCTTGTAGCATATATGACTTTGAACAAGTGATTAAACACACTTCCAATCCTGTCATCTCTTGGTACGTTTGGTATAGGTATAATTTGTTTCATTCTACAAAGATAATAATAATTTCGATACGTAAGTCTTATTTGCACGTATATATGTTATATAACATAAAAAACCTTGATAGTCTTTTTGTCCTATCATCTGCAAATTATGATTATAATATTGGCAAAATAGACAATCCCACCAAGTCAAAGACCGCTTCCCCGCCACCGGGTTAATAATCATTCATTTCACATCGCCAACGCCCGCGCCAGCATCCAGATACCCACGGCCAATACGAGGAAAACCAACCAAGGCGGCAAACCCTTCCCGTCGTCTCCTCCGCCGTCGTCAAGCATCGGCCAGTATTCATCACTCGTTCCCATGGCTATGCGATATTAAAGAACCTGTCAGCCTCCCATTTCCTACGCTTCACCAGTCCCTCCAGCTTCCGCTTCTTCCCAGCCACAGTCGCATACACCCACTTCATGAACTCCCCACGCACCTCCGCATCAGGCGCGCAAGCCCGTATTTTCTTCAAAAGTGTGGAACCGGCCAACGCATCGCACCCCACGTTGTACGCGAAATCCACCAACGCGTCAAACTTGTTCTGCCTCTCTGTCACGCTCAGTTTGTCCACGAACGCTTCATATTCCGCCAAGTCACGCCTGAGCTGCCGTTCTGCCTCGCCCTCCGTCATCTTGTCGCCACGCTTTACGCCCGCCGTATGTCCGTATCCTACCGTCCACACCCCCGCCGGGCAACGGTAAGCCGATCCCCGGAATCCCTCGAAACGCTTTATCGCCTCAATCAATGAATTACTTGCTTTCATTTCTCCATTTTTTTGTTTAACTTTGCTTCCGCCTCCCGCGAGGGACGCCCGAAAAACTGATATGTTTTTCATGGTATAGATTTTTGGTTAATATTCGGGGAGGCGGCGGCTTCCCTTTTTTTCATGCCCCGCTTCCCTTTAGTGCTTCTATTTCCTCCTTTAATGCCGAAACCTCCGACAGCAAACCGGAGATTACGTCCTGCACGGATTGGGCTGTGAAACCATCGTTGATTCCGTCATATCCGCCGACACCTTCGATGTACACGTCACCGTTCTTCATCACCTCCATGGCGTTCTTCTGTTTCGCCGTTCCCCAGTCATTGAACCACTGAGTCCCGTTGCCAATGGAAAACAACGTCTGCTTGTCCGCAGAATCCCCTTTGTGCGACTTGTTGGATATCCCCAATGCCGTCTCGGCGAAGTTACGCGCCACCGTTTGCCAACACAATGCCACGGAACAACCGCCCGTGGACACGCAACGGTCGCCAAGGGCAACGCACCCGTCAGCACTTTCCGCGCCCGCCACGCACTCTTCCCCGGCGATGCTGAGAAATGTGGAAGTGCCTGCCGAAAGGCACAACGAACCGTTTTCCGCATAGGCTTTGAACGAGGCGGAATAATCATTGAAATCCGTGTATGGGTTCAAGCTCTCCGAGAACGTCACGGTTCCCCCTTCCGCATCCACGGACACCACTTCGGCCACGTATTCTTTTTTCGTCTCATCCGATTCGCTTGTCTTGTCTTCACTTACTGCGACCTTTCCGGCATGGAAAAATTGTTCCGGGCAGTTCTTCATCATCCAGTATCCCACTGAAGAATTCGACACAACCTTATAAGTGGTACTGTTTTTAACTCCTGTCAGGTGAAGGGCAACGTCTTGAGTTGAAATGGCCAAAGCCCCGTCTTTCACTATGGAGCGGTCGAATATGTTCCCCACCTGGAACCCGGTGCCTAAAAAAGTAGTTCCCACTTTTTCGTAGGCTTCATTGACGCACAGGTATCTTCCCACGGTACTCCGCCACTCAGTCCACTTCCCGTTTGTATATTGTCTTGTGAGGGAAAAGGGGAGTATCCTCGAATCCGAATTCTGGGAGTAATACGTCTGTATATACCCGCAATTATCCTCATCCACATACCTCACGCACATTGATTCCAAAACGAAGCCTCCCTTTGCCGGTATATTCGATATGTTTTCCGCTGTGGAGGCGTTCTTGTTCAGGTATCTTACGGTGAGCTTCGGCACGATAAGGTCATCGGCATCCACCGTCTGCCCGGAAATCTCCTTATATTCGATGGCACCGCCGTCTTTCATGTTGTCAAAGGCTTCCTTGTCCTCCTTCGACATTAATCCATCTTTTTCCGCAGAGGCTGGATTTGAGATTTCCGCAATCTTTTCATTCAAAATCCTACCTTGGTTGGCTGATAGGGCACTGTCCGGATATTCAGAGTTGAGATTGTCTTCTACCAATGGGACCGTCAACTTTTCAATGCTGTTAAATGAAAATACATCTCCGCTTGAACTTCCCGATACATTGAGTTTCAGATTGGTTAACCCCGGGTATTCCGATTCTAACCAAGAAATCATAATCACGTTATTCAATACATATACGCTGCATGTATTGTATCTGCTATTGTTGGTTTCATCAACGAAAACAGTCCCCTTTTGAGCCAACGTCATCAAATCATTAACGCTATCAACTCCCAAGGCCTCCTTAATTTCCGCAGGATTGGAAGATTCATCAATGTCGCAAACACCTTTGAAGAGGTGGACACTGTTATTACTGCTTCCTTCTTGTATATACTCCTTGATTTTCTCCAGCAGCACGTGCCCGTTCTGCGTCCCCTCCTGAAACGGGATACCCTCTTTCCCCGTCAGCTCCGTGCGTTCCGTAGTCTGTAATATCGTTTTTCCTTCTACTGCCATAACTACTTATGTTTTAATTGTTTCTTAACTGTCCTTCTCGTCACCTCTGCCATCATTACGGGACTTCCGTCAGCCCAAAGCCAAGCCTTCCCTTGATCCAAGAGCAAGGCATTGTCGACAAGCTCATACGAATCCCCGCACTCCGTGATACCGGAAGAATTGACGCGGGCTGTCCCCAGCCCCGTCATATTCAACCGTGAAAAGTTCATCCTCTCCATCATTCCGCCTCCCTGATAGTGCCCTTCGTCACCTCCGTCATGCTCTCAATCCTGATGTGCATCGGATAAACGCCATGGCCGAAACACCAGTCTATGAACTGGCCGGGATTGTACAAGCCAGACGGGAGCGGGCACGACACGAACATGCCATCGTCCGAACTGCGCTGCAAAATATAAAACCCGCCGCCCGCCTTCCTTTCCAGATGAAGCGCATAGTCCGCGTTCACCGTCTCTTCCGCCACATACCTGTCACCCTGAAGGGTGAAATTCAAATTCCTAAGTGCCATCTTATTTCTCCTCCTTCTTTACTGTGTTATTCTCATTCTCCCTTTGAAACAGAAGCTCTGCCGCCATCTTGGCTATCTCATCCTTGTTGTCAATGATGACTCTCATCGTCTTCTCCGCCTTCCGAAGCTCCTCCTTCTGCCATGATTTCTCCCTTACGGACACAAACTCACAGAAAATGCAGTAAGCCGTCCACAACATCGAGAACACCGGAATGGGAATCACCACGCAGCAAAGGATGTCGATAAAACACAACGTCAGGAAAGGCGTGAAATACTTCTTTGCCTTCGTGGCCGTCTTCTTATATCCCGTAGAAGTCCGTGCCTCACCGCGTTGTTTGGCCTTTTGTACCCCCGAGACCAAATCCACGGCCATTGCACCTATCGTGGCCGCCACGCATAACGCTATGAGTATGATGTGGTTCATCATGTGGTTTTCAATAAAATCAATAATAGCTTTCTCCATTACAATACATTTTTCTAATTAATGCCAAAGCCCCCCGGTCCACAAGACAAGACCCCGGCAAACGGGTAAGGCAGGCACCGCCGCCTTATACCCGTTGTTTCAATAGTCAGGCAGAAGCGTCTTCTTTTATCTGCTTCACTATCTGGATGGCATCCGATATGTACTTCGGCAGTTCCTCACTCTCCGGGAAGTTCGACATCGTGTAATAACCGTTCTCATAATAGATGCTGCCCAACGGAGTTTCCTGCACGCCCTTCTGCATGCCTTCCTCCATAGGAAACTCCACTTCCTCCACTTTGTTCACCGAGGCGTTCACGCGTTTCAGTTCCTTTCCGTCCGTCTCATACTCGATGTAGTACTTGGCATTTGCCGTTGTGGTCTCTCCGTTGTAAATCACCCTCGTACTGTTTGTCTTAATCTCCATAACCTTTTGTTTTTTAATTAATGAATAATTTTATTTGAATTTCGCATATTTTCCCCCTGTCGTATTGTTGGCCGTCGTGAACTCCTGATTGTTCAGTACCACCCATTCCACCTGTCCCTGGTACTTTACGCTGCCTATTGTCTCATCCAGATAATACGGAACGGCAAGCAGCTCCACAAAACGGTTGTTTCCTTGTGTGCTCACATTCCCCATCTCCACGTGGCTTATCTGTACGCCACCGAGCCGCATTGCATTGTTCTCGTCATCGCTCCAATCCCCGTAACCCGGGTCCAAAGCCTCGTGCCTTGTGGTTATGATAAGCCGTTTGGCCGGATACTTGTTCACGATAGTCACTCTCGCACCGGCGTACTTTAGCCCCAACGGTAATTTGATTCCGTCACCGGCATAGCTGTTCGATTCCACGTCCACATAGATGAAGCCTCCTTTGTACAAGTTGCTTAAGCTGATTTGGTAGTAATTGTCCTTGAACTCCACATCTCCGTTATCGCCCGTATTCTTCGTTATGATACGCGGTATGGTACGGATGAAACCCGAGAACTCCCCGCTTCCCACCGAAAGCACACCATCCTCATTCACGCTAGCCGTCACTTCTCCGTCATTGTTCTGTATGACAAACTGGTCGCTCGTCACGGTGATTTTTTTGTTTATCACGTCTATTCCCGTGGCAAGTTCCCCGTCATGTTTTCCCTCCACGAATCCTGAAGGCAGACTTCCTGTCAAGTCCCCTTCAAACACCATGATGCTGTCAAAATACAATGTACGGCTTGTCGTTTGTCCCGCCGTTCCAAGGCGTAATACAAGATAATTGCTTCCACTCGGAGCGGTAACCTTATATGCTTTCCTTGTCCATGACGATGTAAATTGAGGTTGGAAAGCTGTGAATCCAGCCAGTTCAAGCTGGTCGTTTTTTGAAAAGTAAGCCCCTGTCGCACCGCCGCTTTCTGTGAAAGTGGATGTCGCCCGTATCCACATGACTATGGTATATACTTTTCCGGAAACAACTGGAATTTGCGCACGCCCTACATATACCCATGAATTCCCTGTTACACACTGTATTTTCAAACTTTTGCTACCATGTATATGTGAGGACGTGTCAATCGAAACCGTACAATTTGACAGGTTTCGGTTCGCCAATCCACCGTTTTCAAAACTTCCATCCGGGAAAATATTGTCCGGCCAAATACTATCCACCTTTAAAGAAATCTTGCTCGTCGTCTGCTCCAAAGTGCTCACATCCCCTTGTATGCCTTGTACCGTAGTTTTCAGACTGCTGGCCGTCTGCTCCACGGTACTCACCCTCGTGCCCAAGGAACTCACCTGCGATGCCGTGCTCGAAATCTGTCCCTTGGCAGATTTTATTTCGGCGGTATTGGTCTCCACTTCTTTCTCAAGCCCCGTCACGGAATCCGTCACAGTAGTGACCTTGGTAGACAATAAACCGATTTCGCCTTCCGCACCAGTCATTCTTGCATCCAACTTTTCATACACATTCACAGCGTCACCAATAACAGGGACTCTTTGTGTACATCCCCCCATGAGTGCACTCCCGTCATAAAGGTAGAACACTATCTCCGTGGTGGATTGTGTGATGGCTACAGCTCCTGTGTAATTCTGTACCGAACTATCCTGGCCTACACGTTGGTATTTCAACGTTTTCTCCGTAGTCTCCTGTTGGGTGTTGCCCACACATTTGAATTTTTTGCAAGTCACGGACGTCGGGGTCAGCTTGTTGTCCCAAGACTTCTTTACGATGCGAACGTCAGTCTCTATGATGTAGAATACAGCATCATCCCCCTTGGGACCCGTCGCCCCGGTGGCGCCCGTGTTGCCCTTGAAAGCCACGGAAAATGAGAAATTCTTCGTGAAGGACTTCCCGTCCACGGTGATAGGCACGGTCAGCACGCCCTGTCCGGTAGTCAACGAAGAAGTGACGGACACCGTGAACGAGGCCGATGTGGTTCCGTTGCTTGAAATGCTCGTGGACATTCCCGACGGTGCTCCGGTTATAGTACCGATTGTTGCCGCCACCCTTGTGGCACCCTTGTATGCGATAACCTCGCATTTCGTGGATGCAGCGATGGCCGCGCTCGTCGTTCCTTGGAAGGCATGCGATTCGTTGCCCAAAATTATGGTGTAGGCATCCGCGCCGTTCTTACCATCTGCACCGTCCTTTCCATTCGTGCCATTCGTGCCATCCTTGCCATTCGTCCCGTTGGTACCCGAAGAAACCTTGGCTATCGTCATCTCGTCATATACACCGCCCGATGTGCAACGTATGGTCACGGACTTCGCGCTGCCCCAAACCGTCGAATTGTTATGTGCCAAGGCATAAGTCTGCGAAGTGGCTCCCGATATGTTCGTGAAAGAAGTCTGTCCCGCCTGTTTATAGCTCCACTGGTAGCCGGATGTCCCCGTGAGGGTGGCCGTCAGCGTAATGGAGGTAGGTGTGGGATTCCCTGAAAAATTGTTGGCGTATATAAACACCTGGTCGCCCGCAACCCTCACGTACTTGGCCGCCGTGCCGTCCGTACCGTAATAACTCACGGAATACACTGTCGTCGGGTCACTCTTCTTGTAAGTCGTCACCGTTTTCGTCCAAAGGTATTTACCTTTCTGTGGCGAAGGGACAGTTGAGCTCCAGCTTCCTGTCGGTGCCGTCGTGCCGGAACTGCCTATCTGGTAAGTGTTCGATACCGACACGATGCCGTCACCGTCAGCTCCTGCGGGTCCCGTATCGCCCTTGTCACCTTTGACTCCGTTAGCTCCCATCTTACCCACGCTGTACGAAGTGGATGTGGTATTGTCCGTGTAGGTTATCACCGTACGCGTCCAAAGGTACTGATTGGCAGCCACCGAAGGGATAGAACTATTCCACGTTCCCGTGGGTGGCGTGGTGCCCGATGTGCTTACCTGATAAGTCACGGCGGTGCTTTTTATCCCGTTGCCCGGCGCCCCGTCCTCGCCCTTCAGCCTCGCCCACGTATAGGCCGTATAGCTCGTAGGGTCTGCCGTGTTGAAGTCGGTGCAGGTTCCCACATACAGCGCGCCGCTGAAATAGGTGGTGCTGAACCCGGTATTGCCGTCCGCGCTCTTGGCGTAGGCAAAGTGTACGTAGCTCGTCTTTCCGTTCGCGCCTGCCGCCCCCGGTGTTCCGTCAGCACCGTCCGAACCTATGCGGCTTACGGCGTACGTCTTGGTCGTGACCCCGTTGCTGTACGTCACCTCCGTCTTGCTCCACAGGTACTGCCCGGGAGAGAGCGAGGGAATGGAGGTGGCCGTGAACGCGCTATCGGCAGGCTGGTTCCCGGTCGTGTTCACTGCGTATTTTGTGGACTGTGCCGTAACGGTCACGCTCGTGCCGTTCGCGCCGTTCTTTCCTTGGTAGGAGCACGAATGGGTCGTGGTGCTCTTGCCGTCCGAGTACGTCACGACCGTCTTGCTCCACAGGTACTGCCCGACAGGGACACTCGGAATGGTGGCCGACCATCCGCTGGCGGGGGCTGTCGTACCGGATGTGCTTACGGCATAAGTCACGCTCGTGGACTTCACCGTCACGCTCGTGCCGTTCGCCCCGTCCTCGCCGTCACGCCCGGACTTCACCTTCACGATGGTGAACACCGCCGAAAGTTCCGGCTTCCCGCTCTTCGTGGCCGTGATAGTCACCGAAGCGTCATCCTTGCTCACCGCTGTGACCGTCACCGCGCCCGAAGACGCGCCCACGCTGCCAGTGCAGCCGCTGAATGTGCCCTTGAACGACCATCCCGTGTCCACTTCCGTGCCATACCACACCTTCGCGTTCGTGGTAGGGTAGCCGCCAGTTACGTTACCGTCAGCATCACAGGCCACCTGCCCCGAATCGTTGTCCAAGTCCAGATAGTAATGCCCCGCACGTGCGGCATCCTCCACGGCCTGGTTCGCCTTGTTCGTCGCATCGTCCGCAGCCTTCTTGGCCGCAGCGGCAATCGCGTCGAGGATGGTCTTCCGCGCATCGTAGTAAGCCGATATGTTCGCGTAGTCACTTCCCACCGTGATATATTCCGGTGACGAAGCCGTATATTTCGTCAGGGCAGCGTTGGCAAGGTCGTAGGCCGACTTGTAAGCCGTGGTGGACACGGCATAGCGTGAGGCGTTGGCAGTAATCTCCCCGTATTCCGAACGGATGTCCGCCTGCTGCTGTTTCAGGGCTGTCTTTTCGATGGGGGATATGAGGTTGTCGCTCTTGATGTTCGCCAGTTCCTTGTTGGCATTCGTGGCGTCTGCCTGCGCGTTCTTGGCCGCTTTCGCCGCGTCATCTGCCGCCTTTTGGGCATCCTCTATCATCCCGTTCACGTCCTCTATGGCGGGTGTCCAAGAAGTGGCCGCGTTACCCTTCTCAAGCTTTATGTTCTTAATACATATATAGCCTAACGGTACATTTGAAGTAGGAAATGGGAAATACAATACTTGGTTATTCTTTGATTGAAGGTCGTTTGTCACAAGCTTCAACACCACGTGCTTCCTCTTGTTGGCCTCGAAACTGAACGAAGGAGAGTTAGAAAGTTTACCATTAGTATTAGTACTCATTATCGTGGTTGATAACGTACTTGATATATTTGAAAGCATATCAAAACTCAGCATGTAAGTGGTGTTGGCTTCAAGCAAATCCAACGTACCGATGAGGTTATAATAAAAAATACACCAAGAAGAAGGTTTCTTTATCAACTCTATCTTCACGCCTTTCACTCCCGAATCCACCCATTCGGAGACAACGAAGTTCCCCGTCCCCTCATTCGTATTTGCGGTCCACCTTGTCTTCCCTTGGTTGGTCTCCATGAGGATGTTCCGTCCCCCCACTTCAATCCCCGCCACCACCTTGTCCGCGTACGCCTTTGCCGCGTCTGAAATGGCCGTCAGGGCGGCACTCTTCTGCGTATAGTACGCCGTACGCTTCGTGGCGAAGTCCGAAGGGATGGCCACGGTCTCCGAAGAGGAAGACACCACGCCGTTGATGGCCGTCCGGTAGTTCGTGTAAGCCGTATTATAAGCCGTGGGAGTGCCGAGGCCGTACTTCGTGTAACCGTCCGTGACCTGCGTCTTGTCCCCGTCGATGCGGGCAAGCTCCTCCTTCAACTGTTTCTTTTCCGAAGGGGAGAACTTGCCGTCAGCCGCCCATTCGTCCATGCGCTCCTTCTCGGCGTCCACGTCCGCCTGCGCCTTGTCGGCGGCATTCTTCGCCGCCGCCGCATCCTCTATGGCCTGCGAGGCGCTCTCCGCCGCCGCGTCAGCCGCCTCTTGCGCGTTGTCGGCCAGTTCCTTGGCCTTGGCCGATATGGCGTTCAGCAAGTCCGTGCGTGCGTCATAGTAAGCCTTGAACTTCGCCCTGAACTCCGTACCCGTGATGTTGCTCGTGGAGCTTAAGTTCGAAAGTAGGGGCGTTATATACGTGCTTAATGCCGTGTAAGCGGAACCGTAGGCCGTTTTGGACACGCCGAACTTGTCGGCCGAAGCGTCGTTTTTAGGCTTCTCGGACACTATCACGTCCCATTCCTTCTTGGTCTGCTGTTTCTCCTGCGCCGTGAGCTTGTTGTCGTTGGCGATGTCCGAAAGCATGGAGTTCGCCTCGTCGGCATCGGTCTGGGCGTTTTTCGCTGCCGTGGCCGCATTGTCCGCGGCAGTCTTGGCCTCTATGGCCTTTTGTGCCGCCTCGCTCGCCGATTCTGCCGCCTCCTCTGCCTTCGCGGCAGCGTCGTCTGCCGCCTTTTTCGCCGCGTCCGATGCTTCCTTGGCCTTTGCGGCGATGGTATCCAATATCGTCTGCCGTTTGGAATAATAGGCGGAGATGTCCGAATAGTCGGATTCCACGGTGATGTATTCGGGAGTGGAGGCAGTGTATTTGGTAAGCGCGGCATCGGCCTTCTCGTACGCGGCCTCATAGTCCGTCACGCTTATGGAATACTTTCCGGCCTCTGACGTTATCTGCCCGTGTTCCGCCTTTATGTCGGCGTGCTGTTGCTTCAGCGCGGTTTTCTCCACCGGGCTTATCGTGCCGTCGGATTTCAGGTTGTCCAGTTCCGTGTTGGCGGCTTGTGCTTCCGTCTTGGCTTCCCCTGCAGTGGCGGCGGCTTCGTCGGCGGCTTCCTGTGCCGCATTCGCGGCCTCCGCAGCCTCCCGTGCGGCCTCTGCCGCCTCGTTGGCCTTCGTGTCGTCCGTATAGCGTGAGGCAAGCTCCCAATGCGAGATGGAGAAAGCCTCATTCTCTTTCTTGGCGGTCTTACAACGCAACAGGTCATTCTTGTACGTCTCCCCGTAAGTCGCGTTCACCCAAAGGTCGCCCACGTCGTAAGCCTGTCCCGTGGTGGGCTGGCTGACGAATACCCTGCGTTTGCCGTCAGCCGTATCCTGTGCCTTGGCAGCAGCGGCCAAAGCCTTTTCCGTGGCCGTGTCCGTGATGGCGTTCCATTTCCACGTGTCACCGTCCTTCACCCATTTCCAGCTCTTGCCTGTGCTGAGATTGGTATAAGTGTCGTTTGAATGCGCCTGTTTCTGTTCTTCGGTGGTCCACTCGTTCGCCGGGTAGTTGGAAGTTGTCGGGTCGGTTTTACCATAGTGGCTTTCTATTACACCGTCAATCTGGTCCTGCAAGTCCTCGATGATCTTCTGTAGGGCGGCGATGTAATTCTGCTGCTCCGCCAGACGCTCCACCGCGTCCTCCACCTTTCCGCTCACTTCATCCACTTTGCTTTGTACGTCTCCCACCGCGCCGTTGATGTATTCCTTCACCGTCTCGCCGGTGGACAATTTTATATTGTCGGAGATAATCATGACATCTTCCCGTGAGAGGTTGACAAACTCCTTGCCTTCCAGTTTGTAAGAGTTGATGCCCCGGTACATCTTGAAATAAGGGGCATCGTTCCCATAAGCCGAAAGGATAATGGCCGCCTGTCGGGCCACGTCATTCCGGTTTCCCAACTGGACGATTTCGTCACCGGCGGCCGGTACCGTGCTCCCCGCGTCGCAGTCCGTCTTCGAGAGGTCTATGTAGTTGTCCCCCACGCCCGTCACCAGACGCCAATAATAAGTGTTCTTCACGTTCTCGTTCACACCCTCCTTCACGTTGAACGTCTGGGCGCGTGCCTGGTCACCGGAGACAAACTGGTTCTCCACCGTCTTTTCCCCGTCCGTCGCCTCGAAATAGCAACGGTAGGCACTCCCCGTGTCTTCCACGCGGACGCACTTCATCGAGGCCGAGGTAAGCACGATTTGCCCGCCCACGTGCTTGATTTCCTGAATCACAAGCTTGATGAACTCAGCTACCTTGCGTACAAGTATTTCGTCTACCTCAAGGCGACTGCTTCCCTGTTCGTTCATTTTCAGGCACAGCCCCGAGCCAAGCGCACCCGAAGAGAATCCAGGAGACTGTATGCCTTTGGCCGTTACCAGTCCACGCACAAACACGCTCAGAAGCTCCGCAGCACCGTCCTCGCCAATCTTCGCGCCCCGCTTCCCGGCCACGTACTTGCCAACCTCCAACGCGCCCATTAACAGCAGTGAAGCCAGTTCTGCATCCCCTTCACTGCCGATACGCCCTCCACTTTCACCTGCCCGGTAGTCACCAAACAATATGTCTTTCAAGAATGTAAGGATGCCCTGTACCGTGTCATCCTTCAATTTTGAAACGAACTTTTTGTCAAGTTCCCGGTTGTTCTTATTGATGCTATCCTTTATCTCCTTGTCTGTCCTTAACGAAGAATAAGCGTTTGTATCCGACGGATCGGTTTCGTCATCCTTCTTTATCAAATATACATTTGTACCGGAGGTTGAAGAACTTACCTTTCCAGAGAAGTAACTGCTTCCATTCAGCTTGATGGAATCAATCTTGTCTTCAAGTGCACCAAGACGGGAATAGGAAGCACTTTCACCTATGGTATATACCGGAGAATCCCATGGAATGTCAAGTGCCAGTTCATAGCCAAGCACGCGCATGGTACGGGGACTTGGGAAGAATGAAGAGTTGTTTACCCTCACTTTTTGGCCGACACCGAAAGGACAAGGCGTATCCTGTGTCTCATTACGTGCCTTTGACCAGTCTGACATGAGTTTTGCCGACACGGTGCCGATATTGCTCCTGATTTTTTCGGCATATTTTTCTGTTTCCGTTTTCAGTTCCTCTTCCGCTTCCGGGACAAGGTTCTCAAAGACATATTCTGTGTCGTATCCGGCCATGACAAATTCATTGTTGGCCTCCGGCTTCATCACGGTATCCGGTAAACGGCCTCCGTAATCCTCATTGGCCACTATTTCAAAACATGTGGACGTGCCGTCACTCTTATCCGGAAGGAACGTCAGGCCGAAAGTAAGCCCGGCGAGCTTACCAGTTTGGAAAGTGACCGTAAGTTCCTCTGAAATCACATAGGACTTGTCGAACCCCACAAGTCCGGTGGTCTTGATGGTGTACACCGGTACTTTCATTCCTGTGGGTTTCTTTTCCTCTCCTTCCGTGGTATCAATCATTTCTTCTTCGACAGAAGATATTGAAAGCACCTTGCGTGGATAGATGTAATCGAAAGTCACGATTCCCTCTATCACTTCGTCGGGTGACATGTCGGGGTAAACGTCTATGTACGGTGTGCCTTCAGGAAGCATCAGCCTGCGTTGTACAACCCCGTTTACAGTAAGACCGTCCACGTCGGAATCAAAATAGCCGAGGGGTACATTCCCTTTCACAAGCCCTTCTATTTTGAATTTGGCACCTATATATAGTTTGTCGTTTGACGTGGTTTCGTATAATAAGGTAGCATGCTCGTCCGTATATGGCATGGCATTACGGTTGATGGTTACTCCTATTTTGTGGTTGCCTCCGTCATCACTGACATAATTCACATCCGTTTCCACGTAACCATATACAGAACCCAATATGCAATCACCCACAATGGTATATGGAATATATGTGACCAATGGGGATACACAAGAATATGTGATGCGCAAATACAGTTTACGTATTGTCTCGTACGGGCTTTCAAATCTTTCCTTGGACAGCCTGAGCGTTTTGTTTGAACTGTCAATTGTATAGCTTGATTCCGACAACACCGTGCTTGAATCATTTCCGGATGCCACTATTTCCACTCTTACATCCAATACGGCATTGGGGAATGATGAAAAATCATAGCTGAATACCATGGAAGACAAATCAAGTACATAAGCGGATTTGTATAGTTGCATGGCATTTATGGTAATACTGTCATACAACTCATATTCTTCTACGTCCGGAGTGGCCAAGCTTGCGGACACCGAACCTACACCATCCATCTGTTTTTCATAAGAATAATACTTTATGAGGTCTTTCCTGAAAAAAGACGGATTTACAGGCTTCTTGCTGTCCTTAAAGTCGCTTTTGTTTCCAGAACGGTTAAGCGTGTCTATGGTGAACTCCAGTTTCTTCCGGTACCGGCTGGATATGTTTTGAGTGGAGCCGAAGGCGTATATGCGCGTGAAATAGTCACCGCTGCTCTTGGACAGGCTCATGGTTTCTGCTTCTTCGCCAAGGCTTATTTCCACCGCTTCCCCCTTCTCACAGCGGCCGAAACGGATTTTCTTGCCTTCCATCCACCACTCGCAGTTTGCGGCTTCCGCAAGGGAGGTAAGGGCATCAATGAGGTTGGTGTTGGAATAGTGCATGACCAAGGCATCCACATTCACATCATTGTCAATCTCGTATTCATAGTCCTCACCTCCATATTGGAATCCCCATACTTTCAGGTTACGCAGGAAGATGTCAAGATGGTATGACAATTGCGCCGTCAAATCCCAAGCGGCTTCATTCCCTCCTGTTTCCGGTGTGTACTTGAAGACCTTGTTCTTCCACTTCATGTAAGAGGCTTCCATCTTCAACTCATAGTCATAACCGCCCGTGGAATTGTTGAAAGATGGCTTCTGGTCTTCTATGATTTCAAAACGGCCAAATTCACATTCTGCATAACATCCCATTTTGAATGTTATGGGATTAAGCAAGGAAAATTTGAGCGTGATATAGTCATCTTTCATCAACTCAAATTTTCGCTTGCTACCTACACCTATCGGTGTGGACAAAACTAATACCTCGTTGTTATCCTTTATCTCTATCATATTCCCAAAAGTAAGGAATATTACTCATGCAACATTATATTGGATAACCGATTTTGCAACAATCGGGCTATTGTCACAAATCTCCCCGATTTGTTGGATTGGGTTCCTCGAATTTGGCTGAAAATTTACCGAAACACCTGTTAAGGCTTAACCCATAAGATATATTTTTACCCAAGTAGACCAAGTTATAAACTTCACTTCCTAGTGCCGGGACTTTGATGGCCACGACCCCTTTACCCAATTCTGTCAGGAAAGCTTTTTTCTTTGTCCTATAATCACTTTCTGTGGTACCCGTAATGGTAAATGCCAATGTCAACTCCCGTGAGTCAAGTTTGGCATTATCAGTTATTACACGCTTGCCATGCTCCAATCTGCTTTCATTCTCTATGTAGTCTTTCATTGGAGCGGGTGCATCTATTGAATCAAGGAATCCTTCCCCCATACATACACCCCATGTTGTCCAGGCATCTTTTCCGTTAATTAGTAATTCACCTTTCATAATCTTGATGTGTTTCGTTTTACTTCTTCTATATCCTTTTGCATCTGTTTGATTGGCTTGACTATTTCACCTGTATTTTCTCTGATTTGTTGAAGTTCCAAATAAGAATTGGCCAAAATTGTACGGGTCTCATCGGAAATATTGTACATGCCGCCAATTTTGGACAACAATCCTGAAATCGAGCCTTTAAGTTCAGTTATGGCAATGGCCTGCTGCTGGTTGACATTCTCAATACGGTATCCCGTTTCTTGAATGGCCGTGAGCCTTCCGTTGGTCTCATCCACGCTTTCTTGGGATGCCTGTACCTTAACCGCGCTACTGGCTTGTTGCGCAGAAGTACCACCTGACGGTTCCCAACCGAAATCATTCATGAGCTGTTCCCGGTCGGCAAGCATTTGGTCTGTAAGTTCTTTCTGTTCTTGCCGTAGCCTTTCTGCTTCCTCCGGAGTAAGCCTTCCACCACTTTCTGAATCTGCCGCCCATTGGTCGTATAAACTTTCTATTTCGTCCTTATACTTGTTGGCTATAAGCGAAGAAAATATGGCATTCTGCAAATATTTCTCGAAATTGTCGGCAAATTCTTCGTTTGTTGAATCCAAATCGGACAGCAAATCCACATATCCGCTCTTGAACTCGTCAAGGCCGATTCCGGTCAATGCTTCTTTTTCCTTTTGAGCTATTTCTTCAAGTTGGTTGCCATAATCCGCTATATTCTGAATGTATTCGATGAACTCACCGTTTACCTCGCCCAATACGGACACAAGCCTCTCGTCCGTCAACAGCTTCTCCATCTGTTCGGAAGACAAGTCCCATAATTGGTATTCAGCCGTTATCTTCTCGCCTACAAGGCCGGATATTCGCTCGTAGTCTTCTGCCGTAAGTCGGTCATTTATACGGTATCCAAGAGAATGAGAACCGGCACTACTTCCGCTTGAAGCCAACTGCTTAATGAGTTGCCGTTGACGCTCTATTTGTACATTGACAAGCTTGGCGGCTTCGTCTGCGGCTTTCTGTGCCTCAATACCGTAATCAATGTCAATATACTCCATCTTCTTGCCTATGAGTTGGTCCCAAATGCCTATCAGGGTTTCATATTGGGATTTCAAGGCATCATACTCCGAGTAGTCGGCACCAAACTTTTCTTTGAAGAAACCACCTATTCCTGATATGATTTTCATTCCGGCACTTATTGCGGCTAATATGCCCGATGCCTTTTCCAATCCCGATGCCGCTTCACCGATGCCTTTTATGGCACCCACTGCCTGCAATGATGAGGAAGCGATACCTCCGGCTAAAGAGATAATTTCACCGAATGTTCCCCCGACAGTATCTCCTATATCCTCGAATACATCATTCACATCGGTAAGGACTTTATACAACTTGTCCCAATCCTTAATGGACTTTCCGGGAGATACCTCTTTTTCAATCTCTTTCTTTTCCAAGGCATTTCTTAGCGTGTCCACTTTCGCCCTCTTGACTGCCAAATCAGGATTGTTCGGGTCACTGATTTCCATATTCATCATCTCCTGATATTCCTGATTAAGCAATTCACGGAGTTTTTCAATATATAAATCAATCACGCTGTCAGCCCAAGAGTTAAAGCTTTCCTCACGGGATGCGAACTCTTTGTTTATGGCCTTTAACGCTTCTTCCTTTTGGTGTTCAATCTCTTTCAATTGGTCATCGGAAGCTCCAGCTTCCTCATACTTTTGCCTTGCCTTGGCAAACTTCTCCACCGTGGAGTTGTACTTCGTGACGTAATCCTGATATTCGGAAAGGATATCCTGATAGAACTTGGCTATTTCCATTTTCTGCCTTTCCCTCGCTTCCTTTCCCATAATGTCGAACGCGGATGTATCAACGCTTACGGTGGAAGAATCAAATGCCTTTGGCTTATAGTTCTTGTCATTGGACGCTTTCAACTTCTCCTTGGCATCAAAAGCTTCCTTTTCCATTTGTATGAAGGCATTGACGTAATCCTGACGTTGGCGGCCAATCTCCTGCAACTCTTTTTTATGGTTGAGTTCCATTTGGGCTTTCTCTTTCTCAAAGCCTTCATCCATGGCATCTATCCGGGATTGGGCCACTTTATTCTCCAAATCTTCCTGTTGGCGGATGCGGTCTGTGGCATTCTTCCTTTCGAGTTCAGAAATACGGTCTTGATGATTAATTATTTTATTCGTATCGTCAATTTCTTCTTTATGAGATTCTTCAATACCGGCAGATTTTAATTTTGATTTAGCTTCTTCTTCATAGGATTCAGACAACATGAAATACTTATCTGCAAGTTTTTCTACATTTTCTGCTTCTTCTTCAAGTTTCTCCGCTTCTATTTCTTTCATACGTTGGGCATTCTGCTCAACATTTTTGTTACCTGTGGCTTTTGTTAATGAGGCAGGTCCCGTAGCCCCATATCCAGTACCAAGTGAACCTAAAAATTTATTCCATGTGCTGGTTCCTTTGGATTCCCTTTTCGTTTCAGCTTTCTGTCGCTTTATAAGAGCTTCCCTATATTTTTCTTCAGCCAAAGATGAAGCGGCATTTGCTTTAGCTCTTGCTTTCAAAGATTGAATGATAGCATCTGTGTTTTTGACAAACGCATTCTCTGCATCTTTAACTCCATTTATGGAAACTCCAAGCTTGTCAAATTCTGTTTTATTATCCCTTATCCATTGCAATTGTTCTTTTTGAGAAGACAACTTTTTCCATTCAGATGAAAGTTTCTTAACCGAAAGGATATTACTACCATAACTTCCTTTATTTTTCTCTAAGGATTCATTTACTTTCTCCATTGCCTCTTCCGTAGACAATATTGCATCTTTGGACTTAAACAAATTACCAGTCCATTCCACAATCTCCTTACCATACATTGAAAGCACAGTTATCCCAACCATCATGGATGTTTGCCAACTAAACAAAGACGAAACAAGCTGCTTCCACACCGGTACTCCTTTCTGTCCGGATTTCTTTAATTCCTCGTTGGCGATTTTGGCACGTTTTATCTCATCGGTCAGGATGGGAAGGTTGTTCGATATGGCAAGAAAGAACATGTTAAGTCCCATTGTTGCTGCAGGAAGTTCACGTACGATTTGCTGAACAGACATGTTCAAACCGTTCCAACCGCTGGCATAATTACCAACGTTGCGCTGATGGTTGCCTATTGTAGCATCAAGTTCCTTAATCTTTGCGTCCGCCTGGTTAATGGATGCACGTAACTCTTTGCCGAAAGGTGAATTTCGTTCCTCCTCTGTCAGTTCACGATAAGCAATCCTCATACGTGACAATGATTGTGAAAGCCCGTTCATTGAAGTAGCCGCTACATTATCCATTTTCACATTGTTCATCAACGTTTGACGAACCTCCGATAAGGCTGCCTTATGCGTTAACAAAGAATTATTGAGTTGTTCCAACCGTTTTTGTTGGCTTGATGAAAGTGTTAAGCTGCCTGACTGGTATTTTGTCAGTTGCTTTATTTCTCCATTTATCAAACGTATTGCATTTTGTTCTTCGATTAAGCGTTTGATGTTTTGCATACGCGTTCCCATAACTGCGTCAATTTCTGCCGCCAGTTCATCATACGCCTTAGCCTGTGCCTGCACGCTTGCCGTTTCCGCATTGTTGGTCGCAGCGTTGCCATTACCGCTGCCCGGCTGCGGATTCACGCCCGCCGCCTTTGAAAGCTGCTCCTGCGCCTTGATAATCTTTTCCGAAGCCTCGTTTATCCTCTTGGTGGAAACCATTATTTTCCCCTCTGCTTCCGACACCTTTCTTACCAAAGCATCATATTGCCCCATAAGGGATTTCAACTGCGCTTCCATCCCCTTGGCAATATCAATGTCAACTTTCACATTGATTTGCTTCAATGCTTTCTTTACATTCTCTATCTCTGTCTTTAGTTTTCTGAGCTTCTGAATGTCACTGTCTACGTTTGCGAATATACCAGCCATTATTTGAATATTTTCTTGTTTATCTGCCGTTTGGCATATAATATTGAATTGCTTAACACGTTATACCCTTTGGATTCGACAAAAGATGCGTAGGGCATACCGTCAGCCAAATAAAGACCGTCCTGTGGCTTTTCTGAATAGATAAGCAGGTTTTCCGTGTTCTTCTTCGCTTCCGGATGTCCGCCATCGTCGCCAACTTCCATGTGGATTATCTGACCGGAACGAACAACGCAAAATCCGGGGGCATTACGCAAATTATAGGTATGGTTCTTGTATTCTCCGTTCTTTTGTGCATATATCACGGCATCTCTGCCTATTTCAATCAGTTTATTGAAATAAACGTCCTCCACTTGCCGTTCCAGTTCGGCCAAACCCGATATGTCTCCTTTGAATTGCATTACTCGTCAAATTTTCTATTCTTGAACATATCCTCATCCGATACTTCACGTAATACTTCGCCGAAAGCCACATGGAGCTTGTCTTTTTGCATGATTACCAAGTTACGGTAGGGTATCTTATTCACCACTTCATCGTAAGACAAATGCAGATTTTCCATGAACGATGCGATTTGTCCCAGTAAGCAATCATTTCCTACTGTTTCGGTTTTGCTGTCAGATTTGCTACGTTCTTGGCTAAAGCCAACAGCTTGGAAAAATTTTCAGTAGAAATCAATGAATAGGCTTCTTCCAAAGCGTCACTCAGTTCTTTATCTGTACCGTTCAATAGTTCTTCAAACAGACCCTCGTCTCCTTGTATCAACCACGACAAGGCGTGTGAAAAGGCTTCTATATTGTCTTTCGATAAAAGCGCATCTTTAATGGTTTCTCCCTCAATTCCGGAAAGCCAATAACCAGCTCCGGCAAGTTTTTTCATTGTTGGCGGCATAATTATATACGCTTTCCCTGCTACTACCACTGTTTTAAAGTCCATATCAAGGATGGAACTTGTTACTATTTTTGCTGCGTTCTGTTTCATATTAAAGACCTAAAAAGGGTAAGGCAAAACATTATCACCTTACCCTTACAATTAAACATTATCCTGAAACTGCTACAAGAACAATCTGTTTATCCACAGTCTTGCCTGCATCTGAAGATTTGGTTTCTATCGTTCCAGATTGGGTGGTGTAACCAACCTTTGACACTTCATAGCGAACGGAAGCCCCAGCGTTCACCCGCTTTGACTTTACCGTATCGCCGTCCAGTTTAACGGTAGCATCGGAAGGCGTAGGGGTTACAGTAACAGTAGTTCATACAGTATCAACCTTTTCTCCGTCAAACAGATAATCAGACTTCACACCTTCATTCGGATTCGACATGGCAACGGCTGTAACGCCTAAGCCGATATTCTTCTCTGCCTGCGCTTCTTTAGCAATAACAGCAGCATTTGTAAAGACAATGTAGTTGCCTGTCTTGGTTTGCGCCACTATACCCAAATTGATAATACCCGGTGTATCGGAGGAAGCCCAACCTGCATCAGTCTCTACCTTTTCACCACCTTGCATGGCTACTTTATCGTCGAAAGTCCATTCACCCATTGTAAAAGCAATGGTTTTCGCTCCTTTTTGGGTTACATCACGGTAGTAAATTTCACCGTTTAATTCATTAATGTAATCAGTATAGGTAGGGTCATCCGCCGTGTACTGCCACGTGTCTTGGTGGGAGTTTTTGACTTCTGTCATTTCACCTATAAGGGTCTTCAAACTCGTTTTGGTTACAGCTTCATTTATTACGTCGCCGTACCATATTTTTTTTATTCCTACAAACGGTTTCATCTTATTTTACATTTAAAATTTCAAACAATAATTTTAAATTCACATAGCTACATTTCAATGCTTCATCTCTTTCAGTACCTAATGATATTTTGGATATTTGATACCAATTGTTATCGTATTCATCAACAATTCCATAGAAAATCCACTGATTAGCCAATTTTTCCATTTCAGTGAGCTTTATTTTATTTACGCGTTCCAGATAATCCGGTACGCAAATATTCACATGTACGAAAGCTTTTTCCCAATAGGTATCTGGTTCAATCGGCGTAGAAGTTACGATAACAATAGCTTCCTCTTTCAGTTCGGATGTTATGGGGTTCCAACTATCATAAACAGCCTTTATCCCAAACTCCCGAACCTTTTCGTAGAGTATTTTGTATATGTCACCCGTGACTATCATATCCATATATCACAACGTCCTTTCAGTTCCTCAGAATAACATTCGGCATTTTTGATTACCTTGCCCCCTCCTACAATCTCTTTCGTGTCCTTATCCAAACACCTGACTTTCGTGTCTAATGCCAACTTCTTGCCCTCATACACTACATGGTAGGAATAAACCCACAGTTTGCCGTTCACCGACACTTCCTTTTGCTGGGAGTTGTCATGGCAAAAGCATTCAGTAAGTTCATCCCACGATTCACCGCCCGTGCCGGGTATCGGTCGCCCGTACTCGTCATTCTCCGGCGGTATCACCGTCCTTACCACTAATATGTGAGGTGCTTCGTCCAACATCTTACAAGAAGGTTATCTTTGGTTTATCTGTATTCAGTTCGTCTTTCAATCCATATCGCTTGCACATTAGAGCATAATAGTCTTTGATACCCTGAATGTCCCATGATTGCGATTTGGAATGTCCGTTTTCCGATACGGATTTTGAACTACCACGAAGTAGGAGTGTAGGAATAAACGTTGTCATACTGACCGAAATAGCCCTGAATTGGTTGTCACTCAGATTTTCTGCATCATCATCCCCGTTTACCCCTGATGGCCTTAGAATCGAAAGGAGATTGGCATCGCTCAAAGCAACGCCAAAGTCCCTGAAGGTCTGCCTTATGTAGTCAGATACTTTCATTATCCTAATGCACTCAAATCGGCAATCGCCATCTTATTAGGAATCTCGATATTCGGAATAGCTTCCATACCATACTCCATGAAGCGACCTTCTGAGTTGCGGTAGGATGAAATAAACATCTTTCCGTCCTCCGCTTCGGTATAAGTTCTGCCCGGAATGCGGTCAATCATCTCATAAGGACGTTTCCACTTCATCGTTCCCAGCTTCTTGCGTGGGTCAATGGCTGGAAGGAATGAAACTTTGTCATCGGGAACGGCATTTACCATTTCATCCTCTGACGTTTGAATCCATTCTTCCTTGATTCTAATTCGGAACGGAATATCAACAGCACCCAAATAACGGTTTACCATTTCAGTAGTCACCATGTTGCCGGAATTGAATTCCATATCACCGAACTTCATCGTATATTTGCCCAAAAACTCTTTAGATGTGGCAATACGCTTGTTGAACGTGTTGCGGTTCATCTCGGCAGTTGCGAACGCATAGCCTTTGGTACGGAGTTTCTCTATGAACTCTGTGTTCATCCAAGTGATAATGTTGTCCTTATCACCTGAAACAGCTTTCTTTGTATAGATAGGCAGAGTGATGTCCGCAATGGAAACACCTTTCTTGTTCTCTTTTCCATCGACTTTACATCTACCGGTGAAACGGAGACTGCCCAGCATAAGGTCGAAGCGTTTCATTGGAGCCAACAGGCACTGACGGACATCATCAACCAAGAAATTGACAATCTCATTCAGTTTTATATCCCGTGCTTCTGCAGAACGTGCCTCGTTGAACTCGTCAATAAGAACTTGCAAACGTTCCAAACGGGTATTATCCATTTGGTACGCATCGCCCAAACAAGCCACCTCGCCATACCCTTTAGACAACGCATGACGTTTTCTTAAAGGCTTGTTAGCGTATCGGTCAATAACCGTACCGGCAATGACACCGACGACAGTTCCCATATAGGTTTTAAACGTACCATCAGGATTTGCCTTGTCATATACAAGGTAGTCCTTCCAAAAGACTTTATCCATGTCAAGCATGGAAACGATGGTACGGTCAATTACCGACTTCATAATTCGGGAACTCCCGAGAAGCATATCAATCGTTAGTAACATTTAGACCTCCTTTCGTTAAATAAACATGAATCTGTCACCCAAAGCCACCTTATCTTCCTCTGTGAAAGGAATATAAAGGTTGTCTTCTTCAATGCCGAACACACGACCTACAAAAGTTATCGTATCCTCATCATCCATTTTGCGCCAACCAAAAGAAGCGAAGTTTGCTGTATATTTGGCTTTTGCATCACTTGCCCCTTTTGCTTCGGGAAGGATGGCTCCTACCTCGATAGCCGCCGTTAAGTTTTTCGTTGCTGTAATTACATCGTACTCTTCGTTAGACGTGTCTACGCTCTTAACCGTGATAACATTCGTTCCATCGGACAAAAACATTCCGGATTTGACGAACTGGCAAAACTTATTTTTTTTGATTTTTATTGTCGCACCTGTCGTTTCGGCTTTCTCCAAAACTTTCACACGAAGGCAGACACGAGCCTTTCTCTCAGACTTATCACGGTAGAGTGGTGCAAGTTCAGGCAACCACCCTTGTTCCGGAAGATTGGATTTGTCCAAATCCATACCACCGTCATTCAGGCGATAAATTGTGCTTTCATCACACACCTCGTGCTCAATTGGTGGCATACCTTCATTCCATTTAATTTTTCCTGACATAAACTAATTTTTAGCTTGTTCAACAATTTCTTTTGTTCCCTTGTCAATTATGGCGACTATCGAATCAATATCATCAGTCGGTTTCGGGTCGCCACTTCCGGGAGGTACACTCTGTAACCCGGCATTGACAAACGTTTGCTTTGCGTCCTTCATAAATGTATCCAAGTCCGCATCGCTGGGAATGTTCAACATGGGTACAAGTGTTTCGGGAATGCCATACTCCTTAGCCTTAGCGGAAACCTGCGCATTACGTTGAGCTTGCACACGTTCCTGCTCGTAACCGGCAAGTTTTTCAGAAAGAGTTTTGTTTGAGTCAATGATAGCTTGCGCCCATGCTGGTACATCGTCTTTCTTTTCTTCTTCCGGTTTAGGTTGAGGATTGGGATTCTCGATTTTCTTTTTCAGTTCGTCCAATTGCTTTTGTAGACCCGATTTTTCGTTTCGTACATAATCAACATCTCCCTGAAAACCCTTAAAAAGCCCTTCGACCCCGTCGATGGCGGTTTCTATCTGACTTTCTTCAGTTACGGTTTTAGATAAGTAGTCGGCCACCCCGTCAAACGCCTTTTCACTAAACCCAAAGGTTTTATACTTCGTTTTCAGTGCTACTAAGATTTTCTCTTTCATACCGTATGAGTTTGATTAATAAATTCCTATGGTAAAATTACGAATGTGGAAAATAAAAAAGAAATTTAGGAAAGAATAATACGTGACAAACGCGTGATTGTCATGAATTAAACAAAAAATAGCGATACCCTGAAAGGTACCGCTATTCTCCGAACTAACATTTTGTCGATACTACACTGCTGGTCGATTCTCATTTTGAGGATTATTCTGTGACATTTTGCTCTGCTTTTCAATCTCCATGCGTTGCTTTTCCTCCTGTTCTTCCTTGATTTGCTGGAGTTCTTCTTCCAATCTATCTGCATTCCCAGCGAACAGTACGCCATGCTTCTGCGACCACACATTACCACTAACAGCTTTAACCGCTGTGCTTACCCGGTCATCGATGTTATCAAGGCGGTAAGGCTCTATCTCCACATCAATATCAATCGTTTCAGATGCTTTTTCAAGGCTGGAATTGATGGAGCCAAGTGCGGAGACAAGGAAATTAACGCGCCGTTGCATGAACTCGCCGATTACCTCCGCCAAATTTTCCACGTTTAGATGAGTGGAAAGGAAAACGTAATCGAATGCCACGCCGGAGAGGGCATTTCCGCTTCCCTTCAGGTTCTCGAAGGAGATACGCGGCGTGTTGGTCATCGAGTATATCTTCTCAATGAGCGAATCCAACTCCAATTTCACCGTGTCGCTCGCCTGGTTCCACGTCAGGTATTGCGCATTCGCCCCTTCTCCGGTAAGCTCAACCACTCTGTTTTTAAATTCACCCGAAAAGTTTTGCACATCGCCGAACAGCATCAGGATAGGGAAAAAGTGATAGTCTATACAGTCGGCATAATTTGACATCAGCTTTTCAAGACGTACCCGGAGCGTCTTTATCTTCTCGCAATAGGCTTCCGGACGGTAGCAATACAAAACAGGAAGCTTCTTGAAACCATGCTTGAATGAAGGAATAGGCTTCCAATCATCGGTCAGTTCCCATTGGTAGACGGAATCTGCCGTAATGGTCATAAAACAAGTAATCTCCATATCGTCCAAATCCTTCTTTTTGTACTCACGAGAAAAAGCTACCAAATTGTTACTATCGTCAAAGAACGGATAGAGCTTATCACCCCTGAACGGCGACCATATCACGCTTTTCATGCGGTATTCGGGAACAGATGTGCCGAAAATGTTGCCAATCTTGCGTTTCAGTTTTGCCCAAAAGCCATCATCTTTCACTACATACCAATACTCCGCGCACTCCTGTTCGGAGAGCCACGAGCGCACGATACGTTTGTTCTGGTACTTGATTTTGTTCTTCTCCAGCACCTTTTTCAAGGCGGAGAACAATCCTTGTTCGCTTTCTTCCGGCTCGCAGTTCATCTTTGGCTCCGTTCCGACAGTGAAGGCGGTCTGGATGTTCACGATGTCCTGCTCGATAGGCAGAGCGATACGGTTCGGCTCCACATCCTTCGTTTTCTTCGGAATAGTAGTTGTCTTGCCTGTTTTTTCATCATAGACTTCTTTCTCCTTCTCGACCGTGATTTTGATTTTCGGATACTTATCCTTGTCTGTGATTATCTCGTGCCGGTTGGGATTCCAATCGTTGTAGAGCTTGACGGCATCGGGCAGCTCCGTTTTGCGACCTTTTTTCAGATAGGCTATCTTTTGGTCTATATCTTCAATTCTTAAAACTTCGTCTATCGTCCTCATATCTCAATATTTTTAGTGTGCGAATATTCCTGAATTGTCTCGTGGCTTTATTATCTTGCCAAGAAGTTCACCCAAAACGTAATACCGGGCTGCGTCTATGCCGTGGTTATCGTGGTCTTCCGGCTCATTGATATAGTTGCCATCCTTGTCCTTTGCCCAAACGTAGTTTCTGAACTCCTTTTGCAAATTGTACGACCGCCGAGTGATGTATATCTCCATGCCTTGCATTTTGTCGATACCTGCATTGATGGAGCCTTGCCCTTTCTCAACCGGGTAAATGCGGATGCCGCCGTTATGAATCTCCTGAATCAGCCGTGGGTCTGCGCTGTCGGCAATGACTTTCAGCCCCCACGGACGAAGCGTCTTAATGATGTCGGAGGACAACAAGCCTGTACGATAGTCTATTTCATCCAGGTACAAAGCATTGTCAATGATTCCGCAACGGATGGAAGCGGACGGGTCATGTGTATAACCGAAATCCTGCCCAATGGCCACCTTTTTGCACCACTGTGGGAACTCGTCCACAATACCCCATTTCTTGAACACCGCCCCTTCCGCTACATCAGCCCAGCGACCAATAACCGTATGGGCATACTTCTCGGGATTCTCCGCCTTCATCTGTTCCACCTCTTTGATAAATTGAGGGGAAAGATTGTCGATGTTGTCAAAGTAGGTAGTATGGATATGAAGCACGTTCGGATGCGTGGAAATCTGCACTGGCACACCGTCAATCTCCACCAGCTTGTGGGTGTTCTCAATGTACTTCTTATAGATAAAGTGATTACTGTCCGTGGGGTTCATGATGATAATAATCCGATTCTGAATCCCCTTTTGGCGAATGGAGAGCATGATTTTGTCGAAATCATCCTCGTTTGTCCATTCCTCCGCCTCGTCACAGACAAAGGTTGTGATACCATGAATAGATTTCAACTTTGCCGTCTGGTTGCCGGAAGAGGTCTTTATACCTCTAAACATGATACGTCCACCGCTGAACATGTTGACTATATCTGAACGAGTAGTTTTGAAATATTTGTTTCCACCGTCTATGTCTATCTTCTCTTGCATCTCCGGTATAATAGATAGGTTAGCTGACACCATTGTATAACGACAATACAAAATATTGTGGGCGAATGTATGGTCTCTTGACTGTTCAAATGTAAGCCGCTCAATAAAAGTAGCCGCATTGAACGATTTTCCACTACCTCTACCTCCAGTTATGAGAATGATAAAGTGTTCCGTGTCTTCATAAAGCGGAATATAAACGTTTTGTGGCTCTATTTGAGGGACAGATTCAATCATCACTATTCTTTTTTATCCATTTGTCAATGCTGATACTTCCATGTTCTATCGTCTGTTCGCAGTCTGGAGAAGACACAGCACGTCCAAACAGACGGTCTTCCATGTCGTTCAATACATCGGTCACTCCTTTTGCCGCATTCCTTTTCAATCCTCTTGCAAGGATAAGCACCCACATAGGAGTGTCTTTCTTGTCTATGATTTCATCTATCTCCGACGGCGTGCACTGAAGAAGGTACAACTTGACCTCGTTCCATTCCTCACGTGACACGTTGTAGGCTTTCTTGGCGACGGTATATAGTTTGGGCTTCCTGCCACGGTTCGCGGGCTGGTTGGTGCTCGAAAAGCGGTTGCCTTTGCCTTTAATATGTTCGTATTCTCCTGCCAAAACGCTTGTTTAACGGTTGATTTTATAATTATTCAATTATTATTGTTACCTTTGCATTATACCGATAGTCCAGAGCGGGAGTTGACAGCCCCTCGGTTGCTTAGTTGGACATTTCCTTCCAGATTGGGTAGTGGGATAGGTCAATAACTCCCACATTTTAAAGCGGCATTTTCCAAGTGCCGCTTTATTTATTATGCTTATGCCTGTGAATACGCCCATCTTCCGTCACTACGATTATTTGTTTGAATCGGTACTTACTTGCATTTTCAAATGCTCGTATTCCATTCTCTACGCTTTGTCGGGTATGCCCACTACCTTTCATATAAAGAACTGGCACATCTGCTTTCTTATCCCTGACATGATAGAGAGATGACCTTATATTTATATCTGTATTCCCTTTAGGCGTTCTTTGTTCAAACGAAGCAGAAAACAGATACCCATCAGGAGTTTTAACCTTGTGTCCTAATCCTGCTTCATTCTTCAACGTCACTTTATACCCTTTGTCTGCAAGGATACGGGCGGCTTCCAGTTCTTCGGGCTTGTGGCGTGCCGTACTTTTCTCGATAGCTACGTAGCCACCGCCTTTACCCATTTCCACGCTGGAATACTTGCCGCTCTGTCGCATGGCTTCAACTTCTACCTGCCTTTTGCGGTAAGTGGAGCTGACTTGTCGATATGTGCGCACACCGCCCGAAGTCTTTGCCATAATTATCTTCTTGTATATTTAGATACAGATATTCGTTTATCTATATCATCCCCGGCAATTTTTTCCATGCTACGCCTTGCTCTCAGATAAGCTCCTCCAAGTCTGCCATGCCATTCAGCACCTGTACGAGAAAGCAATCTGCGATACTGATTTCCTAAATCTCTTATACTTTTTTGTCGTGAAGATTCTCTATTTCTCACGCCTCCACTTGTTTTAGCCATTTTTGTCTCCTTTCTTGATTTGTTTTACTCTATTAGCCATGAACTGCTCCACGTAAAGCACATTGTTCTGTGTACACAGTTCCTTTATCTTCTCACCACCACCGTAAACTATCATATTCGGGTTATCCCTGCCGGATATTTCACGGGCGATTTGTATTTCCATCTTCAAATATTCCTGCCTGTCGGCATAACCACGTGTAGCAAAAGCATTGTAACCGTCAGGAATACCCAAACGGTTGTACTTGTAAAACTTCTGTGCCACATTCAGGTCAGCGTACACCTTTGCTCCACACTCCTGCCAAAAACGGGCAATCCAACGCTTCATGTATATGAGCTGCAAGCCGTAAGCTATCGGCGTAGTGTCGAACAAAGAAAGATTAGGTTCTACAAGTTCGGTGCATCCGCTATCCAATACCGATACGGGATTATTCCAAATGTTGGTGAAGCGGTAATCCTCCACATAGAAATGATAAGTGGATATGCCCTTCTTCGCCCTCGTGTCCGCTCCCCATCCGGCAAAAGGCAGCAACAAGCCGTTTGTAGGCTGGCGGTCAAGGAGCAAGTTCGGTATGTCAAACTCATTGTTACTGTCATATATGCGGTCGCCTAACATGGCAGCAAAGAAGTCCGGCTGTTCTTGCTTTTCTTCGGATGTTTCTTTTGGGGATTTAGCCTTGGCCTTTTCCTCTTTCGGTTCTTGCCACACGTCAAAGCCCCATTCATCCAACTCTATGCTATCCCATTCATTAGCCAAAGCGTCCCAGTCTGTTTCTCCGAAAGGATTGTTGTCCTGGATAAGCATCTGCCGGAGCTTTTCCACCGGTATGTTTTCAGGCAATATGCAACAAGGGACTTCTCGCCAGTTCAAATGCTTATAGGCCTGCAACCGCATATTGCCGCCAATCACAACGTAATTGTCTTGATACGGATAGACAAGAATATCCCTCGCCTCTGTCATTTCAGGAAGCGACTGGATAGAACGGCATAACTTCCGGAACTTCTCGTCTTTGATGAGACGGGGATTTCTCGGAAGTCCTTCTATCTGTCCTTCGTTAGGTAAAACTTTCTGTATGTCTATCTTGGCTCTTTGCATAAAAATACCTTTGAGAAAATGGTATTCCCAAAGGTACTAATACTATAAATCACAACGGAATAAATTAAAATCTTATTTGTGACAATCCATGCGTTGTTGTAAAATACTTGTATTTGATACCAAAAAAGAAGCAAAGTGATAACGTTTCAAACTTAACCTATTAGGTCAATAACATTCTTCAATGTTTCATCTTCAATGTTACGGTAACGGTTGAAAGCCTTGCTTCCCTCCACATGGCCGGACATCTTGCCAATGATATTAGGGTCGCTTACTTTTCTATAAGCGTTCCCTACGAAAGTACGGCGTGCAATGTGGCTACTGGCAATTTCGTTTATTGGACACACCTCCATCTCTCCAGTTCTTGCATTGCGTATTTCAACGCTACGTGTTATTCCTGCAATGGTGAAAATCTCCTTTATGGCATCATTGTATTTTTGTGGTGAGATGAAAGGGAACAATCGACCTTTTTTATCTGTACCACGATATTTGTCTATCAGTTTAATGGCATTCTCATGAAGGGGGACACGTGCAACGACCGCCTGTTCACCTTCATCTTTTGTTTTATGTGGGGTGTAAGTCAGTATCCCCTCGGTAATGTTTGCTTCCGTAAGCTTTATCAAATCGCTGACACGGCATCCTACGAAACAATGGAATATGAAAATGTCACGCTGTGTTTCAAGATGTTTGGTCGGCATAGGAGTACGAGCTATCAGATTGCGTTCGTCCACGCTAATATAGTAAGGTGTACCGTATTTCTCTGTACCGATTTTAAAACCGTCAAACGGCCTGTTTGATGTCTTGTCGCTTTCATAAAGCCAGTTGAAAAATGCCTTTAATTTTTTCATCAATGTGATGACTGTATTCTCACCCCTTCCTTTAATTTCGCTTTTGCCTTTTTCTATGTTTGAAGGGTAACGCTCCAATAGCACTTTAAATATATGCCTATACTCATTTGAAAGGTTTTCTTCATTTCTCAAATAATCCATGAAGTCACCAATATCGTCTTTTGTAACTTTATTTATATCAAAAACAAAATCCTTTCGGTCTTTCTCTGTTGCCCTGATAAACCCTTCATACCGGGCTATGGAACGAATCAGCACACGGATTCCCCTTATGCGCCCGTTACTAAGGTTCTTTTTAAAAAGATATTCTTCCCAAAGGTCATACATGCTTTTTTTTGAGGATTCTTGTTGGTAACGTTCGGGATGAAGATGTTTTTCCACCACCTTTTTCAACCAATCACCAATCATGTCTTCCTTTCTTGCTGTCTCTTCCGCATGCGCGATGGAGGATAATATTCCGTCAAGTTTACACTTCGCCTCATTATGCCATATTCTGACATCAGGAGCAATGAGTTTCTTCCGTGACATATCTATGCCCTTTTCTTGGGAAAAGAATACAGGCATAATGTACACTTCTGATTTTGCACGCAACGTTACGACTTTATCTCCAATTCTATTATTAGCAGAAAGCATTATCTCACTCATTCCACCCATGTTTATTTTGGAAGACAACCTCAATAGTATTTTCATTGTTGTTTTTTGCAAAGATATAAAATTGCCTACTAATTTGCCTACAAAATTGCAAATAAATGAATCCGAATAAGAGTGTATGAAATTATATAGTTTTATATTCTACTGTTTTTCAGTAGCTAATATATTCATTTATTCTATATGTTTTCAAGCAATAACTATTGTTATATTCCCTCCGGGGTCACGAGAGGAAAGTCCTTCACAATCTATGGATTGTGAAGGACTTTTTTTATGTTTTGTATTTGGGGATTTTTTTGTGTTTTCGTTTTCTGCTTTCCAACGGGTTCAGACTAAAAAAAGATAGCCGTCTTTCACAAGACAGCTACCTTTACATTAACCTAATTTCAATAATGAAAAACAATTCTTATTCCGTTCATGCTCGCTTGCATGATTGCTCTCTTAGTAAGAGAGCAATGGGGCTTCCCATTGCACTAATTTATAGAGATTTATGTTTTCGGATGGAACGATTTCATCAACATTTGGAAGCGTTTGCGAACGAAAAAAACAATCCTATATTTTGCAGGTTCGCTGATTTTGCTTAATTTTGTCGGTGAAGAAGGTTTTTTATTCCACTTGTATATCTCTTACTAAGAGATATATTTTTTTCTCCCTGATAGATAGTATTTTGTGTTTTTTTGATGCCTGCTTGTTTTTGTTTGACCTGAAGGACGGGT